ATGCCGTGTTTCGTCTGTCCCAAAGTTGCAGGTACGAAACACGGAAAAACGGACGCAAAAAATCGGGATATTCGCAAGCGTAAACTAAAATATGTAGATACCCGGAAAAGGTAAAGGATAATACACCTTATTATATATAAAAAATATGGCAGAAGAAAATAATGAAATCAAGACCGAAGCTCAGTCGCAAGCAGCGGCTACAGCTCCACCCGTAGACGACCGACCCAACCGCAAGGCTTTCTCCGAGCGTTTCTCTAAACGCCACAAGGACATCGACTTTGAGGACAAGGAGGCTCGCTACGCTGCTATGAACGACGATGCCGACGCTCTCTCTCGCTACGAGGAGGATGGCAAGGCTCTCAGCGAAATGTTCGACAACAACCGTTGGGTTGCAGCTATGGCTATGGACCTTACAAAGAATCCCGACCTTAACCCTATCACATGGATAGCTTCTCATGGCATCGACATCGGCGCTGCTATGCAGGACGAGAAGATAGGCAAGGAGGTGGCTCAGCAGATTGCTGACTTCCAACAGAAGAAGGCTGACGAGGAAAACCACGAAAAAGAACTTGTTGCCAACCTCCAAAAGTCGGCCGATGCTATGGACGAACTTGGTCTTGACGACGACGCTAAAGCCGACCTTTGGGAGAGTTTCTTCAAGGTTATCGGCGACGCCGAGGATGGAATAGTCTCCACCGAGACGTGGCAGCTCTTCAAAAACGCGCAAAACTACGACGCTGATGTGGCTTCGGCTCGCGAGGAGGGTGCTATGCAAGGCCGTAACGAAAAGATTCAGAACAAGGTCAAGCGTTCCGAAAAGACCGGGATTCCGCCTTCTCTCAGTACTAACGGTGGCGCATCGCCAACCAAAAAGAAGTCCAGTGGCTTCTGGGATGGTCTGGTTTAAAATTAAAACACATTTTATTATTTATTAATTTCTAAAATATCAATTAAATGAAACACTATCGGTTTATTAATTTTATTAAAAGCGGACATTTCCTTACTTGGCTCTTACTTATGCTACTCTCCGTTGTAACTGGCGGCTCGTCGCTCATGGCTGTTGCCGACAACGTTGCGCCTCAGATTGGCGATGAGGGCAACACTCCCGCAACCGCTGCAGACGTTGCTGAACACGAACACGTTGAGGCTGGCAAGAGCGACCTCAATAGTCCCGGTGGCAAAAAGGATGGTCAGGATTTGACGGGAACTCAGGCTTCATCCACCCAGCTCAAAGAGGGTGACATGATTGACGATGAGTGGGATAATAACATTGTAAAATTCTACCCCTACAAGACTCCGCTTCTCAGTATCGCCCGACAGGTTGCCGCCAAGGTTCCTATCAAGAACTGGACTGCCAAACACATGCGCATCGGTGGCGAGACTCTCGACGGTAAGACTACTGCCGAAATCACTGGTGGCGACACCATCGAGCTTAACTCTACCAACTTCTCTGGTTCTCTCCGTCCGTTCTACAAGTGTTCTACTGTCTTTGTTCCCGATGTTGAGGGTTACAAGGAGGGTTCTAACACCGAGCACGAGGGTATTCTTCAGCTCTATGTTATCGAGTCTAACGGCAAGAAGGTCGTTCTCCAGGCTACCAACGGCAAGGCTAAAAACAATGGTACTCCAGCCGACGACCTTGACAGTATGACCTGCCCCGACATTCCTTCGGGCTCTGTCTTACTTGTTGGCGCAACTGCCGCAAGCGAGTCTCAGCTTATGGTTCCTCCTGAGAACATGCAGCCTCGCGAGAAGGAGGTTTGTGTTCAGAAGAAGCTTCTCAACATTCTATTTACTACCGACTTCGAGAAGGTACAGACCAAGGTACCTATCTCCGTCAAGGACCTCAAGGCTGACGCTATCATGAAGTACAACCTCCGCGCCGAGCGTTCTTATTGGTTTGGCACTAAGCGACGCATTAAGACGCTCACTGAGGATGGTGCTGTTGAGGATGTTTACTTTGCCGAGGGTATCTTGCCTCAGATTACCAATAAGTATGCTATTGGCGACGTTCAGGAGTGGGCCGACTGGATTGCTCTCTCAAAGCTCCAGTTTACAGAATTTGCAGAAAATAACCATGCTTACGTCTTCGCTGGTAAGAACTTCATCGAGCGCATGGAGAAGATGAAGATTGACAAGGATGGCAAGAACGACATCATCAATCACGACGAGTTCGACCTTACCTTCAAGCGCATCAAGGACACATTCGGTACTTTCGATATTGTTTGGGATCAGACTCTCGACCTCATGCACATGGAGGACTTTGCCGTTATCATCGACCTTAAGGCGAGTCGCCGCTACGTGCGTGTTGCCAACAAGGAGCGCACCAACGACATGTCTAAGGGTGCAGGTGCTATCCGCGACGCTAAGCGTTGGATTCACGAGGAGGCCGATTGTATCGCTCTCCGTGGCTACAACTCTATACTTGTTGGTCCTGAGGAAAAGATTTCTAAGCTTGGTGGGTCCACTCTTACCACTATCATCTCTGCTCCCAAACTCCCCGCAACTCCGTCAGCCGGCATGAAGGTTGCCCTTACCGAGGACTACGTCTCTGACGATGTTCAGTACGACAAGGGTACCGTCTACTACTACAACGGCACCAAGTGGGAACTCTACAAGGGTCAGGACGTAGCAGCCTAAAGATTATTTTATTTCCGTAAAGCCCTCGCTGAGCAACGGCTTTGCTCGCTAATGTCTCAGCGAGGCTTATCTTTAAAATTCCAAAACGCAATGATTAAGATATATAGATTAAAAGAGGCACTAAACAATAGCCATCATACTCTCGTTGGTGCAGGTGGTAACAAGGTTCACTACGAGTTCACAGGTGGTAATATCATTACAGGCACTTGTCCCGAATTATCTCTTAAGGGCAAGTATTATCAAGACCTTCTTGAGAGCAGTAAGCTTTTCAAGTCTGGTACTGTGGTGTTGATCCGCGAAATCAAAACCTCCGACGACAAAGACCCCGTCCCAACTCCCGAGCTAACGCCCAAGAAGCAGGTGGATAGTGTCGATTCTGTCACCACCCCCGACGAGCTTCTTGTTTACGTCAACACTAACTACTCCAAGAATTTCACCAGTCCTGCCAAGGCTCTCGCTTTTGCAGCTAAGGAAGGCATCGTCTTCCCCAAACTGTCCCTTGGCGAGTAGTTTCTTAAAGCATTAGTTATGACTATCTCCGAAATCATCAACAAAGTAAAATGGTGTATCGACCACGAGACTCATGAGGATGCCAAGCTTGCCGACAATGGAGAGGATTCCTACATGGATAATATCATACGTGCCAAAATCAACGACGCACGCCGATGGCTCGCCGTAGCCACCTCCCAATCCATCACCCTCTCCTCATCTCCAAGCTCCTCTTCCTCCTCCAGTGTTACAACACTCACTATCACCCCCTATGATGGCTTTCCCGACATCGCCACCATCACCATCCCCTTGTCTCTTTCCACCGTCACCTTAACTCGCGTACGTCTCTCGTCATGGCACAAGGCTGCCATACCTATTCTCGACACCTCCGACGACGCCATGCTCATGTTCGACGACACTGCAAAGGGTACTGTCAACCGACCTCTCGCCACTGTCATGCAAGGCTCTCCTACGAGAATCCTTGTTCAGCCTTACACCTCTACCGACACTGCCGAGATTGTCTATATCGGTATAGCTTCCGACATCGACACTTCTTCTGATGATACCACCGTAGATATTCCAACCATCCACGAGTCTGCCTTCATCTACTACATTGCCTACCTCTTGCTTACCGCCTACCAAGATCCCCGTGCGCAAGCAATGTTCGCTATCGCAGTCCAGCTGACAGGCTCCAAACAATCCGTATAGCTATGCAGATACTCACCGCATCATACGACCCCGAAGAACTTGCCTGGATCACTCCCGAAGTTCAGTTTCAGCGTGACATCTACCTCATCGTCACCCTCAAACGCCCCGGCAAACTCATCATCCGGCAACGAGCTTCCGACGGTTCCAATCCGCGCGTGCCTATCCGACGTCACAAAGATATGACCTCCTTCAAGCTCCGCCTCACCATCCTCCCCGAAACCGTCGGACTACAAATTTTCACATCAACCGAACCAAACGAAATTAAATATGCCTACATTTAGAGAAGACCCTAAAATCGGTTCTAAGGTCCCATTAATCAAAACTGCCGACCTTAACGACAAGTCGGTCACAGAGAAGAAACTCGCCGACGGAAGTATAACTAAGGACAAAATTGCCACTGGTGCAATAACAAAAGACAAACTCTCAGATGATATTCTGAATGGTATTGCGATTGAGAGAATAACAGAAAAAGAAATCGAAGAAATAGTAGGAGAGAAAGGAGACATAAAATGAATAAGTTTGTAGATGATAAAGGACTTAAAAGATATACTGACAATATGAAACTTCTTCTTGAGAAGAAAGTTTCTAAGAAAAGACCTTATGGACAGATAGTTATTGGTAAGTCAATAGATCCAAAATCGTATGATTGGGGAACAATATATGCTTTTCGTGGACATCCCTGTATAACAGTATGGAGTAATAATGAAGTTGAAACATTTAATATAATTATTCGTGATACTACGGGTACAGATGTAAGTAATATATATCAATCATCAGGAACAGTACTTACTAACACAAAAGCTAAATATGTTCATTTTATACACTTAATAGGATATCCAAATACTCCATGTGGTTTTAAAATGTTTACTCCATATACAAATGGAGATACTACTATACATTTACAAGAAGTATGGATTCCAGCGAATAACCTTACTGGTACTTCAAAAAACTACAGTTGGGTTAATGGAAAACGTGTGACAAGTAAAAAAGGAACTTTTAAAATAGCTTGTGAAATTTTGGAATATAGATTTGGCAATATTCATCAGAATATTACTGATCTTAAAGTAAAGTCTTATATAACAAATGGAGTTATTGGAGTACCATATTGGAAGCATGGTGTATTTCGAGGCAAACCTTATAGAGATAAATTTCCTAATAAAAAGAAAAAATATACAAGATTTACAAGAAAAACTTCTGGATTAGGTGGTGGTCTATGGCTTGTACGTATCTATGATAGAAAAAGTAAGACATATATGAATGATGTAAAAGTATATGTAAGGAAAACTAAAGAAGGAAAGCTTATTTTCAAAAGGACATAAAAAAAGGGTAGCGTTATACAATAAGGATACTACACCACAAGGCATGTACTTCATCAACCGTACAACTTACCACCCATTGCAAAGATACTATATAATATTCAGTTTTGCAAGAGTTTGAGTAATAAAATAAATATAAAAGATAAAGTTTAACAAACATTAGTAATAAATTAACAAACAAACAATTATGACAAAATTTGTAGACAGTTTAGGACTAAAAAGATTAGTCACAAAGATTGCTGAAGCAGTTAGCAATGGAACTTGGCTGCCCGTGAGGAAGGGAGAAGGTGAAGGTTCTGTTGTAGTAGGAGAAAAAACCTCAAAAGCAACTGGTAAGTATTCTTGTGCAGAGGGTAGTGGGACAACCGCCAGTGGTGATAAAGCTCATGCCGAGGGTTTTCTGGCCACGGCAAACGGCAATGTTTCTCACGCTGAAGGCTATGGCACCATAGCCTCCGGTAATACTTCTCATGCTGAAGGTAGTTATACTAAAGCAAATGAACAGGGTGCTCATGCAGAGGGCATATCTGCTATAGCAAATGGATCGGGTGCTCATGCAGAGGGTAACACTACACAAGCAAAAGGATATTATTCTCATGCAGAGGGTTGGAATACTATAACAGAAGGAGAAGCCTCACATGCCGAGGGTGATCACACTAAAGCTAATGGAAGAAATTCTCATGCAGAAGGAAGACAAACCAAAGCATACAGTGTATTCTCCCACGCAGAGGGTTATATGACAGAGACTGGCTCTGAAAGTGACACTACCACTACTGGTGGCGCACAACATGCAGAGGGCTATAAGACAAAAGCTGTAGCACTGAGATCACATGCAGAAGGTTCTGAAACACAGGCTTTGGGATTTGCAAGCCATGCAGAAGGTTTGCGTACTATAGCACGGGGTTACAGGTCACATACTGAGGGACAAGATACTTGTATTTTGAGTACTGGTGGTCACGCGCAGGGAATGGCTAATTATCACACCAACGATTTGTCTGTGATACATGATATAGGCATAGGTTCTGTTGTTGATAGTACGGAGGAAGGTGGCACTCCTACTATTACAAGATTATCTGCCGAGGCTATTGTATGTACAGATGATAACAAGAATGGTTATAAATATATGATTGGCGTAGGCGGCTACAAAGGACAGGCGATAGGCACAGATACAAAGAGCGTGCAGGAGGTTATCGCTGACCTTGAAAAAGGAGTGGCAGCAACAGAGACTATGACTGTTGAGGATATTAGGGAGATAATGAGTGCATAGAAATAAATGATAAGATAAATAGTAACATAAAATTTTTTAAACAAATCGTTATGACAAAGTATTTAGACAAGGTAGGCCTTACAGAGTATACTAAACTGATGAAGGCTCATGTAGCAAAGAGTACATTGAAAATTGGTGAATCATCTGGTACAGCTTATGATGGAGCAAAGGGTAAGGCAAATGCTGACTTTATCAGTGGGGTGAAGAATGGTAACCTCGCTCTTGTGTCACCAGAAATCAGAGGCAGATGGAATGTGTTCAACGCAGCTGGTACAGCAGTGGAATCAATGGTTTCATCATCAACCTCTCTGTCACTTGAAAACGGTTATCAGGCATCATGGACAGGCGCATTCTCATATCCAGCAGCAAAGGAAGGCCAGAAAGTTCCAACAAGTGTATCTGGTAATTGGACTGCACTTCCAGCAGCAAATACACCATCTGCAACATACACAACCCCAGAGAAGGTAAAGACTGACACCACCATCTCTGCAACCATCGCAGCTGCCAAAACTGGTCTTATGGTTGTTGGTTCAGATGTAAAGCCTGCAAGTGGTAATGACACAAAGACAGCATCTGCAAGCGTACACTTCTATCATCGTCGTTACTTTGGTTTGGCTTCAACATCAAGTATAACAGCAGATGTTATAAAGGGTTTGGGTAAGACAGATCTTAATAATTCACGCACAGCAAAGTTGACTGGTATCTCAGCAACAGATGCTCAGTACTATGTAATAGCTTATCCTAAGGCAATGGGTGAGTTGACCAAGATAGTACAGAATGGAGCCACACCATTGCTGAATGGAGGTTTTGTAAAGAGTGAGGTAACAGTGACAAATGCAGCAGGTGCTTCAATAGTTTACTTGGTATACCGTACAGTAAACCCAGGAGCATTGAAGGATAACTCATTCCTGGATATAGCATAAATAATTGTTTAACATTAAAAACATAAAAAGATATGGCATTAAAACAAGCAAATACGCTGGCTCCAAGTAATGTGTCAGCAACAGGTTTTGCAATAACAGACGCACGATATATTGGTGGTCATAGATCTGTGGCAAGTTTAACAGAGTTGTATGCACTACATGACTGGCAGCTTCGTCATCCTGAAGAAACAGACACAGCATTGGCATTAGGTCAGCAGTGGTATGTTAAGGGAGTTGGTTTTTATAGACTGACCAACTGGGCTAAGCGTAAAACATCACTTGGCTGGACAAAGGTAATAGATCCAAATAACATTGACACTACTCTGTTTCAGATTGTTTCTGCTCTTCCTACAAGTGGCATTAATAAGAATCGTATATATCTTGTAGCTTCGGCAAACAGAGACCCTAATGGTAAAAATATATATGCCGAGTATATCTATACTGGTGATACCTCAGCCACATACGATGCAACAAAGTGGGAGAAAATTGGTGAATATACACCAACAGTGGACTTATCGCCTTACATGAAGTTGGAGCAGAAGGGTGTGGCTAATGGTGTGGCTACATTGGATGCAAAGGGTAAGGTTACTGACAACCAGTTGTGGGATGCAACAAGCGAGAATCATGGCTTGATGTCAGAAGCCGATAAGAAAATTCTTGATACAATCAACGATGAACTATATGCGGGTAAATACTCCGATGTATGTAAGTTTGATGATATATTTACACCACTGGGGGATGTTGAAATACTTCAGGAATCTCTTTCTAGTTCTGTAAGATATGATATTATCTATCTTACAACTAAAAATATATTTGTAGCAAGACATGAGGGTAAATATTATTATAACTGGGATGGTAGATCAGAAACCTTTGGTACTTCAAATACTCCCGTAGAAGGTAAATTGTATTTAAAGAAATCAGAACTGATATCAGTGGTTGGTTCGACTGCATCACCTATTTTATATACAGGTGATAGTAAGGGTCTTTATCCTCTTGCTAATCAGGCTGATATTGAGGTAATGTCTAATGAGGAGATTGATGCTTTGTTTACATAAAACATAAGCTAACAAGTAAATAAAAGTGGTGAACTTTCTAATGGTTCACCACTTTTTATTTTCTTTATTCTATCCTATCCAAATCCTCTACAGCCTCCTGCATTATCATCTCAATATTCTTATTCGCGAAGTCCACCTGCTTCTTATCATCGGCCCACTTCTTTCTCATAGTGTTCCAATGTCTCATTCGCTTTTCCGCATTCTTGATGATATTCACCTTTCTTTGCTCAGCCGAGCCTTCGAACTTCTCTAATGCAGCAGCATTTTCAATCCTCTTCATCGTCGGCACGTTCTTCGATTTCAGCTTGTCGTTATTGGCGATAGTCTGTTCCATTTCCTCCTTGTAGTTATACCATTTGGCTTTGGTTCTCGCCATGCTCGACTGTTCTCTTGGAGTATAGAAGAGTGAACGTAAGAATGGCACATCGCCCACTTCTATCTCGTCTGTCTTGCCAGTCGCTACCTTAACTCCCAAGCCAGCAGTACGCTGAATAAACGTTCCAAAACCACTACTATACGAATCATAGAAATGGCTAAGTCCCGACGGGTTGGTTAGCATATCAAGAGCCTCGTTGCCCTTCATTTCTGCATTACCAGGAGCAACATCATTCGTCTTGGCGTTTACCCACTTGTTCAAGTCTATAAGTCTTGCCGGAACATTGCTATAGGCGTTCTGCCATGCCGGGTTCAAGTCTGCCTTGTCGCCCGTTCGTCTTATTGGCGCACCCTTCCAGTCGTTATTAAGACACCACTCAATAATTGGAACTACAGCGGTAGGAGCAACAGCTTTTCCAATCATACCAGCTCCTTTAGGAACGCTCTTCTCGAAATTCGGATTATTCAAGAAGTCCACCACAGGGAACAGCTGCGACATACAACCTACGGCATCCCACGCCCAGTTTCTCTGGCTCTCCACATTCTTGGCAAATGTATATCCTGCCGCCAAGTCGCCAAGACCATAGAACGCTCTCAGCTCAATAGCCAACGGCACAGTTACAAAGCTGCCCTTCCCAACATAGTAGCATATATTGTTTCGTCTTATATATTCAGGCAGCTCACCATACGGATCCTTCACTTTGCCTCTATCCTTCTCATCCTCATTCTGTATCTTGTAATTGTTTATCAAAGTAAACAACAATCCAAGAACGAAAGGAGAAGTCATCATTGCTAAACCTGTACTCACAGGTGCATGTTTTATGTTCTTAAACAGTAAGCTTGTACTCTGAACACCAGCATTGAAGAACATAGAGTAGTTTTTTAGCCAACCTGACAAGCCACCATATAGTTTTTGTTCTGCCTTTTTCAAACCGCTCATTTCTCCGTTCTTAAAGCTCAGCACTCCATAGCCCGAACCATGACGGTTGAAGTTCGAAGATACCTCCTTTGCGTCATACGCGCTTCTTGCTGCCGAACGTCCGAAGTCTCTTGATGTGCAATATGTGGCAAATCGGGCCATATTCTCAGCCACCTCATTCAAGGCTTCAATATCCTTGCCAACTTGTTTAAGCACTTCCACAAAATTAACCTTAATCTTCTTCACGCTCAAACCCTTTGCATTCTTGGCTGTTTCATTCTCTACGATACTCTTGTAGCTCTTCTCCATGTCGTGCATCGAGAACAACTGTACAAAACCTGTCTCGCCACCGTTCTCCATGAACTCCTTGAAGTATCGCTCCATCTTCGAGCTGCCAAGCGTGCCCTCTCTGTATCGGGCATACAGTCCGAAGCCTACACCATTCTTGAGGTCTTTCCACTTCATGCTCTTCAAGGCTCCTGCGCCTTCATTATGGAACATATTCAACGGATTAAGCTCGCCATAATAACGTACCCACTTTGCCGCATATCTTCCACCTTCCTTTGCTAATACATGAGCTGATGAAAGTTCAAAGTCTTTCAAAGAATTTCGGTTTACAAACTCCGGGCTCCACGATGTTGAAGCCATAGCCATAAACCTACACATTGTCTGCAACGTCTTCGACCTTGCCTTGCCGTTCTCCAGCATTCCGTTCAAAGCCTGTGCCGCTCTCGGATTGCCAAGCACCACAAATCTGTGTGTTCTTCCGGCTATCTTCACGTCCACAAAGTGTTGACTCTTGTCCTTCGCTCTTTGGAACTTGAAGCCTATGTCCGTTCCATTGCTCAAGCTCTTTGCCTCGCCCTTAGCTTGCTTGGCCCTCATGTCCGTTTCAAAGGCATCCACAATGCTCGCAACATCATCTGCGCTTGCACCTTCGGGAATCTGCGGATAAGCCTCCTCCCAAATGTCGTTGCCGTTCAAGTCCGTGCCAGTTTTCTCAACCCAAACCTTTGTCTCCTTCACAAGATTCTGCTCTCCGCTGTTTCTCACGAATCGCGCAAAGGCTTGCTTTATAGTGTTCTGCCCTCCGTTTCTTATCGCACGGTTGCCCATCAAGCCTATCTGTGCCAATATCTCCACATTGCTCAGGCTCTTTCGTCCCTTGGCGTTCATCAGCGTCGTACCGATATAGTTGCTTGGGTCGCCCATTTCTGTCACATATCCGTATACGTCCTCAGCGGTAGCCTCGTCAAACTTTCTCAACGGTACATACCAGTCGAACATGCCCAATACTCCGTCATGTGTAATTTGACTTATCTGTCCACTCTCGTAGTACGAATTTACAGAATAGTCTGTAGCTGCCTTCACCTTTTTCCAGAAGTCTGCAACTGAGCCTTTCTTCATGCTTTCCATGCTCGCCTCCTGGCTCATAACCTCGTCAATAGCTCCGGCATCATCATAAGCTGCTTTCTTGTCTGCAATGCCCTGCAATCCGTGCATACCCGAATAGTCATGCTCTTCTGCCTTAAAGTCCTTGTCTAAGTTCTGTACAATCCACTCGTCCATCTGACGGTAGTACTCCTTCAAGTCTATCTGTCCCGAGTCAAGCTTCTGTCTAAGGTCGCTTCTCTCGTCCTTCCAAGCAGTCTCCAAAGCATCAATACTATCTGATTCTTCACTCTTCACTTTTCGTTCTTCCCTTATCCAGTCTCTCACGAACAGCACACGGTTTCTCTCCAATCCATGTTTTCTAATCATATACAGGTTGAAGTTCCTTATTCTGTCCTCCACCTTCTTGCCATCGAAGCTATCCAAAACGCTCGACATAGCCTTGCTAAGCGGGTCCATATAGCGTATTTCGAAGAGCTTGGATTTGTCGCTCATCTTGCCCTCCGTGATATTCTGCATCAGGTATGGGTTCATCGAACTATTCACATCTTCAATCTTCCTGATAGACGGATCAATAGCCTCCATCAGTTTCTTCAACGAGAGCATATTATCCATGAAAGCCTCCGTAGCCATATAGCTATGACGGTCCAGAGCATGATGGTATCTATCCAAAGCGGTAGCAGCACTTGGAGCCGTGCGGTAGTGTATCTCTCCGTCTGTTGCCTCCAGCCATTCCTCGCGACTCATGTTCTCGAAGTCATGGCTCTTGCCGTCGTTGTCATACAACTCGCCGCCCTCAATCTTCGTATACTCCGTCTTCTCATGCTCTATCTTCCACCTCACAGCCTCAGCTCTCATCTTCCACAGCGGACTGTCTCCATGCTTCTGCACGTTCTTCGCAAGCCACAGCATATACTTTACGTCCTTTACGTTAGGCGAAACTCTGTAGCCTATCTCATGCAGGGCATCTGTTACTTTATTCTTTATGTAGTTCCAGAATCCCGGCTCACCCTTTCCGTCCTCTGCGCTCTTGGCGATAAACTCCTCAATAGCGTCATAGAATCCAAGGTGATTCATGTTCATCTTTTCCTTCACATAAGCTCTAAGCTCGGCATTGATAGGATTATCCAAGTCCATCCAAAGACTTCTCATATAGTCATTGAACTTATCTCCAAGCAGCCCTCTCATGCCCTTGTGTCCCACAGTCTCGTGCCAAACGGTTTTCTCCGCGGTATACGTGTCATGGATGTTCGGCATATACAGATGCACCTCGCCCGTCTTCTCGTCATACCAGCCGGTCACCTGCTTGCCGTTCTCTATGTCCTTGCGCACCTTCGGGTTCTCAATCTCCTCAACCGAGTTCACCATCTTCACCTTGCCTCCGGTTCTCTTCGCAACCTTCTCCACGGTCTTGACGATACGCTCACTCACAGCATTCGAAGTCTTCTCAGGTGTTACAACACCGTCGCCTTCTTTTCTAAAGAAAGTCTCCCCATCTGTTAAATTTTTACTCTCATCAAGCAATTTCTTGCCCGAATCGTAGGATTTCTCAACTCCTTGCAGTAACTTTGCAGTATCAATAGAGTTGCTTGATGAAACCAAAGGTGGTCTGTCGGGATTTTCTCGCTTTCCAGGGGAGTCAAGCAGCTCTATTTTTGTTACCTCATAGCTATGAGGTTTATTTTCTTCCCCTCCTCTAAACTCTTGCATAGTAGTCTTCACACGGTACATCTTACCGTCTATCTCTACTGCACCATAAAGTCTATGCACCAAAACTCCTTCTCCATATCCATTCTCCACACTACGCATTCCATCTTCGCCCTTCTTGTAATCAGCGTGAATCTCAGCCTCGATACTTTCATGGATAACATCTGTAAGCTTTTTAAGCACGGAAAGGTGAACAAATGGATCGTCACTTTTTGATATTGCGCTATTGGAAAGATATTTATCTATAGCAGCCTTGCTTATAATATAAGGTGTACCATCGCGCATAGTCGGCATATCACCATTCTTTGTAGCGAGATTATCCTTAGCCCATGTACGTGCATTCTTAATAGCATCTGCTTTGTTTTCTCCAAACAAATGCTTCTCAACCTCTACCACCTTCACCTTCTCCTTATTCAGATTAGGCATAACGATTCCTTTCTCCTCCACAGCTCTGTCTCTCACAGCGTCAAAGTGTTCCTTGCTGTCTGAGAAGGTATCGCCAAGCTCCATGCGATAATGGGCATTTGCCTTTCCATACACCTCTGCAGCATGCTCCACTCTGTACATCACGCCCTTGCCATCGTTCTGTTTCTTCAAGTATCGTTGCATTTCCTCCTCGGTCATGCCAGCCAACTTGCAAGTCAGTTTCTTTAGCTCCGCAATCACAGCCTGGCTTGTCTCGTCTCTCGTATAACGCTCATACTCCTCAAATCTCTCGTATGTACCCGAAAGAATACTCTTTCTCTGCTCAGCGTTATATTCACCCAAGTCAAACATAATAGAGTAATCGTTGCGGTCTCCTCTCACATGCACATTAATACCATGCTCGTTCAAGTTCACCGTCACGTCTTTCAGTTCCTTCAAGTCCTTGGCTGTCTGCTTGCTCTTCTTCTGCATTATCGTATTGGTGTCGATAATGCGGTCAGGCATTTCTATATCGCGCAAATCCTCAAAGAAATCCTCTATCTTGTCGTAGTGTCCGCCCAAGCTCACTTTCTCCACACGGCCAGCCTTGGCTCGCATAGCCTCGTTGCTTATCTTGTCCACTACTACCACACGGCATACTACATTGGTACCTGCCTGTTTAAACACGATGTCGGGCAGCTCTACCTCCGCACGCATTACGGCGGTCTTCTCACCATTAATCCACTTCTCAAACTTCTTGTCCGTTGAACCTCTCGGTATAATAGCTACCACACGACCGCCTTCCTCCAAGTGCTTGAAGGCCTTACCCAAGTGGGCAATGGCTGTCGCTCCTGCCGTACCAAACGGTGGGTTCATTACTACAACATCATGCTTGTTGCTGATGTCGTAGTTCTCGAATATGGTGTTCACGAACTTTCGTCCCAAGCCTCCTGCCTTCAACTGCAACTTGGCAAACAGACTCTGACTTGGCTCTATTGCCACCATCTGATTGCCCTTTGGAGCATATCGTGCTATCGCTCCATGTCCGGCACTCGGCTCCATTACGGTGTCACCCTCGCCCATGTTCGCCCATTCCATCATCTTATAGCCTAATGGTTCAGGTGTTGGGAAGTAGTCTACACCCTCTCTGTTGCGGGAGTTCAACTTCTGGTTCGAGTAGTAGTCAAGCACTGCATTGTCAAATCCGTCCGTGCTTTGGTCTTTAGGCGCGTCAAATTCCTTGCCTCCTACTCCTTGCTGATCGATAGGCACCACTCCGCTATGCTCCAATATACCGTTGGCGAAACTGTCTCTCAAACTTCTTGCCTGACTTCCAAGCGCAAGGTTCTCAGTTGTTGATACCTGGTTATTGAACTTTTGTCCGAACAGCATCATTTCTGAGTTCAGTCCCAATATCGGGTACTCAAATATGGCGTTGCTCTTGTTACCGATACGGTAGGTTCGTCCCTCTATCTGCAAGGCTGTGATAGGACTCTGAGGCAACGCCAGTGTAATGCACACACGCTGATGCTTGCCCGTAGTGTCATGCAGCGAGATTCCCTCCTTGCCGCTCGCCTCCTGTATAACGATGATGTTCTTTCCGCTATCGTCGTCGTTGAAAGTGTCCACAGCCTTGTCCTTCACCTTAGAGCTTTCCTTTCCACTGAAGAACAATACGTTGTCCTTGCCGAACACCTTGGCTATCTGCTCACGAGGCATACTGTAGTCCAATGTCTGCTCCCACTTCAACAAGTCGGCATACTTCTTTCTGAAGTCCCTCACAGCCTGCGCAGCCTCCTTCTTATCCTTGCCTTCGCTCATTATCGAAACCAAGTGGTTGGCTTGCTCCAACATCAAGGCGAACGGCGGCTTCAATGGTTCCTTTGTCTCCACGCGACGATGGAATATCACAACCTTGCGTCCTGCATCCAAATGGGCCTTTATGCGCTCGATAATGTTAGCCACCTTCATAGTCTCAAACAGCGCGCTACCATAATTGTAGTCGCCAATCGTCCTGCGGTAAGCGTCTGCCAACACTCCGTGTCCTCTTACGGCATCCTGCACAGCTTGGTTGAACTGCTCCGCATGGTCGGGCGATACCGTCGGGAAGTCTCTTGAATAGTCATACGGACTGTCTATAATGCGTCCGCTCATGGTTCCCAACGTGTCTTGCAGATAGTCAGAGAAGGCTATCTCCTGCTTGGCTACTGCCTCTGGGTTGCTTGTGCTCTGCTCCAGTCTGTTGTAACGGAACTTGTATGCAGCTCCAAAGTGGTCAAGGTAGAATTGTGTGCGTCCGCTCATTCTTCCGGCCTTCTCTCCTTCGGGATACTTGAAGATGTAACCCTCCACATAGTCAAGGTTCTCGCGTGTGTTGAACGGGGTCGCCGAGAGGAAGATGGTCTTCGTGTCCTTCCACTCTGTCTTTGCTTGAGCCTCAAGCTTAGGCTTCACTTCGTTAGTGTAGTGGCTCAATGCCTTCACATACTCAGCGTGTATCTTACCAAGCTTAGGGAAGGTCACATAGTCGCTCGGAGTGAAGTTGTACACATCCCTTGGCACCATTCTGCTTGTGGCGTATGCCACGTCACGCTCGGTTGCGCTCGGATGGCTCGCCTTGTATTCCTTGCGTATGCGCTCTGTCTCCTTGGCACGCTCGATGTCAAACTGCTCGCCAAGACTCTTCTGCTTCTGATAGTCCTTGTTTATCTCCTGCAATCTCAAGAAACAATGGTTCTCGTCTCGGTTCGTCACCATGTAGTGCTGCATACTTCTTGCAGTCTCCGTACCCTTCTTATTCTCCATGATACGGTGGCTCTCGTCGTATATCACAGCGTCCCAGTTCTCTTCCAACAGCTTCTTGTTCACTCCGAAGTTGGCGAATGTGGTGATCACCACGCCCTCGCCGCTTTCCGTCGTAGCCGTTGTGCCACGCTCCTTGGCTATGCTGTCAAGGTCGCGAATCTCCATGTTCAGGTTGCGTCCGTCCTTTATCCAGTCGCTCACCTTCTTCTGGCTCGGGGTCACAATGAGTATTCGTCCCTTGCCCTGCTTCACAAGTCGCTTGGCAATGCCAAGTCCCGTAAACGTCTTGCCCGTACCCGTGCCATTGGTGAACATGTAGCCCTTGCCGTAGGCGTGCTCTCTGTCCGCGTGCTCATTGCCGAAGAACTGTGTCTCTGCTTTCAGCACGTCCTCCTGCTGTTGGGGCAGAAGATATGGTAGGGTTTCCTCGATATTCTTCTTGTCGCCTATCTTCACCTTGATAGGCTCGGCATCCACCTGTCTCTTGTACTTATCATTTAGAGGCTCTGAAAGTTTGTTTCTCAGCTTCTCGTTTCCGTGGATGCCTGCCCATTCACCGATGGTATGGGTCTCACCGTCCATCTGGTAAGGGGTGTTCCAATAGTCTTCGATGAATCTGTCAATATCATCATCGCTGAGGCCTATCATCTTCAACTCCTCGCCTTCCTCGGCGCGCATAGCTGCCTTCCACTCGTTGAACTTGTAGATGCCTTCCTTTATTTTCAGCACAGCTCCATTAAGGTGCATCTTGAACAACTCGGGAAGCATTTCTATCTGCTCGGGCGAAAGGTTCAGCGCCTTGAAGGGAGTCAAGGATATCTTCATATATCCTTGTCCTGCCTTCTTCCATCTTTCCCAGAAGTCCTTTTTCTTCTGTTCGTATTCGGCTCGCTCTTGCTTTAGTCGCTCAGATGTACTATCTGGGAAATGAGTTCCTTGCTTGGCTGCAGGCTTCCGTCCTGCATTCGGGTCAAGAGGTCCATTGCCGCCGCCTTGTCCTCCTCGCTTAGGTACATTTCCCTCATTGCCAGCTCCACCGCCTCCTCGGGTGTCAGTACTTCCGGCAGATACGGCATCCATTCCGGGTGTATTTCCTTCACCTTTGTCAACGCGCGGTTTTCCAGTAGATACAGGAGTGTCGTTCTCACCGCCCGTTCCGCTCTCTCGCTCTCCGGGTGTAGTTCGTTCGCCGTCTGTTCTATCCACTGGTCCATCAGGTCCTCCGCCTTCTCGTCTTCGTCCCAATCCCAATTCTTGGCTGCCTCCAGTATTGGGAGCATCCAACTGTGTTCCGTCTTTTGTTCCGCTATTGTCGGGAACATTCTCATGTCTACTTCTAACATCGTTCCAAATTTTAAAGTAAGAAATTGCGTTAATTATATTGCCCTTGTCGCCACGCAAGTATGCGAGTGCGGCAGGTATCAACTCTCTGTTCTCCTCAGAAGTCAGCTCGTTTATCTCTGTTTCCGTAAGAGGATTCTTCGACGACACGGCTTCTCGTTCCTCCAAGTCCATCTGTTCCCAAGGTTTGTCTATCTTCTCGGCTTCTGCCTTGCCAGCTTCCTCACCAAGAATCTTTCCTATCTCTCGACCTATAATCCTGCGTCTCTCCACTAAGCCGATACCGTTTCCTCTCAGCTTAGTTTCCATCTTCTGCTTCATATCGGCGGTAGCACGCTTTATATCAGAAGCGTCGCCACTCTCCTTTGCCTTCGCCAGTTCCTCCTTAGCCTTCTGCACCTGCTCGTCCTTATACATTTCTGCAGTATGCGCCAACCAAGCCAACGGATTTGTTTTCGAAGGTTCCTCCTTTGTCTTCTCACCCTTCGGCGCTGTAGCGTCTTTTATATCGCCCTTTTTATCGCCCTTTGGTGTTACAACACTCTCAGATTTTTCACTTTTCTCTTTTCCCTTTTCCCTCTCCCTCGGGTCCACTCCCTTTGCCCAGTCTGCCAGTACCTTGTCTGCTACTTCCTCAGCCGTAGTAAAGTGAATGCCAAGCACATCTGCCACGCCCTTCCAATACTTTGTCAGAGCCTCCTTTACTTTTTCCAGGAATCCCTGTGCCTTCGCGCTCTCAGTCACGCTCTTGCCTTCCTCCGCAGCAAGCTTTCTCACCACGTCCTCCAGTTTCTTCGTTCCCTCGCGTCCCGAGTAGGTAGTAATCATTTCCTCATACAAGGCGTCGCCTTCCAGTTCGGGGTACAACTTCTGCACCTCTTCCTTCAGACCTTCCACCTTGTCAAAGAGCTTCTTCACATTCTCCCACTCCTTCGGGTTAACACGGCGCAACATGTCACACCACAAATGCGCATACTCATGCAGCGGTGTCTCTGGCTTCATCTTTCTTGTGTCAAGATAAATCTTTTCACCGTCAGTAAAGCCATACACCTCGCCGTCCTTGGTGCGGAACTCCTTCACGCTGTTGTCTATCTGCAAACCTCTCTTCAACGCCTCGTTTATCTGGTCCGACTTCTTCACGCCCTTTTCGGGTGCGCCAATCTTGAAGCCTGCCTTCTCAAACTCTATGCGCTGTCTTGGTGTCAGCACGTTCTCGGGTATCTCAACCTTAGCGTCGCCCACAAACTCCTTGGCTCTCTGTGCAACCTCAGCGTCCGACAACACTCTCACGGGCTTGCACCAACGAGAAAGAATTACTTTTCTTGCGCGTCCAGTCTGCTTGTACACCTCGCCACTCACAACGCCACTCTTCCAGTCTACCTCACCTACAGCGTCCTTGGCTCTTTCTGCCTTGTACCCGCTGCTCAGTTCGCTCACCGGAACCTCGCATTCCACGACAACGATGTTCGGACGAATCCAAGCCGACTTGAACTGGTCGTTCAACGGCGAGCGTGATGTGTGCCAATACGGATTGTATGCAGCAGGAATGTCCGTAGCCTTCTTGCCAGTCGCGTCCTTGCCGCCCTTGTCGAGCTTGAACTTCCATTTCAGTTCGCCCGTCTTCTTGTCTACCTTCTGCTCTTTGGTCTTCGGGTCAATATCTGGAATAGCCAAGTCTGGGTTCTCGTCTGCACGTATCCACACGCCAAGCTCGTTAGCCTCCACACGCTTGCCGTTCACGGCAGCTGCCATAGGAGGATAGAGCTTACCGTCTATCACCTGCATCGCGCGATACACCTTTACGGTCTCGCCATTCTCAAGCTCCTCAAGTGTAGCCTCGTCAGTCTCCTTGTGATACTTCAAGTCCGAATCTGTCTCCTCGCTCTCACGGATCACCTCCTCAGCTTCCTTCTCGTCCGTCACCACCTCAATACCAGTCTTCTTTGTTATCTCCGTGGCAATATTCTTTACGGCCTTGTCTACTTGGTTCTGTGTCTCGGCTGGCTTCGACTCTTGCAAGCCGAACACTTCCTTTATAGCCTCGTCCTTGCTGATAGCCTCACGCGGTTCTTGTCCTATTTCAAGCTGCTTGCCTGTAGCCTTGTCACCCTGTACAGCGTCAAAATATCTGTTCAGCAGTCCAGTAAGTGTCTTCTGGTCTTTCAGTCCCTTGTACAAAGCTGCAAGTTCGAGTTCAAAGTTACTAAATCTTTCTCTTATAGGCTCCTCTCCAAGCAAAGAATTATTACCTCTTTCTATCTCCGCTGCAACAGCAGCACGCGCATCCGCTACGTTCTTGGCATTTACAAAGGCTGGATTATTCATCATTTCGTTATATGCCTCAAACGAACGCTGCAAGTTACGTTTTATCTTTGCCTCGTCGCCACTCTTTGCGTCACGTAGGTATGTCGCAAGCACGGCTCTACGTGCGTTGTCGGGCAATTGGTTAAAGGCTGCCTCTGTCTGCTTGTCGCCATCAAACAGTCCTGTCTTAAGCAACTCTTCCATCCATTGCCTCATGGCTGTAGCATCCTTGCGTAATGTCTGTTCCTCTGTTGCCGAAACTACACCCTCCTTCACAAGATAGTCAAGCACCTTGCTTGCGTTCTGTGATACAAGGTCGCTCATCTTTGCATCATCGGGCAGGGTGCCTTGGCTAAGCATGATGTTGGCTACGCTCTGCATCTTGTCGCCAAGTCGGTTGATTACAACACTTGTTCTCGGTAGTTCCTTACCGCCGCTCTCAAAGTCGCTCGCTCTGTAATGCCCAAGCTCCAATGCCTTAGCATCATCCACAGGCAACTCATTCACAAGTATCGGCTTCTTCATCTTGGCTATCTCCGCCGCGTCAAGACCATACTCCTCTGCATGGTCTATCAACCATTGCTTGTACTGTGCCGCCTTCTCAGGCTGCTCGTCATACAGTCTACGAAGTATCTCCGCTCTGTTATTACCTTGAATAACTTCGTGTCTTTCGTTCACACTTGGCGAACTTCCAATAAACGCGTTACCGTCGCCCGTTATCTTCTCTGGGTCGAAGTTGGCAAGAGCCTTATCTTGTCCTGCCTTCGAGGCATCGTCGGTTCTGTCCTTTGGTTGCCAGTCGGGACCGAAGTGCATAGGATTTACTTGTCCATTCACATGGCTTGCCTGTACGCTGTCTACCTCTACCACCTTGGCACGACCGTTCACGCCTACAGTAGGAGTAAAGTCCACCTTTACGTCCTTACCATATACACCCGTCATGTCTTCCTTCTTCTGACGGTCGTATCTCACACCGCCCTCGCCAATATGGTATCCGTCCTTGCGCCATTGCTCGTATCTGTTGCCAGTAGCTCCTTCGCCACCTGCAGCAGCCTCAGCAGCCTTGGCTTGCTTCATCACGTTCTTCACCATTGTGAAGTAGGTAAGTTCCTTTTCGGCACTCTCTATAGCTGCCTTTCTTGCAGCCAAAGCCTTGGCTACGTCCTCTTCCTCGCCCGACATGTCTACCTTTATCTTCTCGGCATCATTAACGGCTTTCTCCGCACGCTTTATACGTCCGTCCACAAAGCTGTCCGCATTCTCTCCGAAGCGCGTTTTTATCCACTCCGCACCCTGTTCGGGTGTCATTTGCGAATAGTCAGCAGTTTCACGCCCCTTCGAGTCCTTTTTCATTGGCACAGGACTACCGTCAGCAAAAGTTAAAGTCTCTTTATTTCCATTGCCATTTGGAGAATTATTGCTATCTTTGTCATGCAGACCATTGCCTTGGTGTGAAGCGCTGCCAGATTGTCCGCCGCTTATTGGACCTTTACTGGTGGTAACACTTGCAGAAGCGGCATCTGTAGAAGAGGTTTCATTCGCGCCCCTCTCCCAAAGCAATGGTCTTTTTTCCAATCCTTTTATTCCTTCATAACCAGAAGTCTTCAATCCGTAAAACTCGCCATTGTCCGAGTTTATCAATACCGTTACGGCACGCTTGCCAGTACGCTTTCTGCCATTCTCAATAGAGAAAACAAGAGCACCGTCATATCCAAGGCGCACATGGTCGAAGTTATTCATAACATCAACAACAAAGTTTATCGCCTCTCCTTCATCCTTAAATCCAAGCTCCTTATTGTGTCGGTCGAGCATGTGCTTTATCATTGATGGAGTAAGACGGAATGGAGCCTTAGTATATCCAATTCCCTCAAAAACCTCATCGGGAATAGTCGCCAAGTCTATATTTCCGCTTTCGTCTTGATAGAAAGGCTCACCATTGCCAGCCTTCTTCTCACCCAAAGTGTAGCTATGCTTAACACCTTCCTCGCCATTCGGCTTTCCACCTTCAGGTGACACACCACCTGCCGCATTCTCCATCTGCTTTTGCTGCTCATTCTGAGCGTAAGCCACCGAGTTCTTAACCTCCAACATCTCCTGATAGTTCTTGGCATAGTCCTCCGTCTTTTCCACATGGTCAAGCTGCACGTCCTTCTTGCTCACGAAGTCCATTTCCTTTGTGTTCGGGTCAAGCACGCTAAGCATGTCGCCAACGTTTTCTCTTGCTCTACCTTCACTATCAAACGCAATATCGCCAGCTCCAACAATCAGCAGTCTGCCATTGTTGTCCTTCACAAACAACATCTGACCGCCCTCTTGCTTCTCACCGTTCAGCTCACCCTTGTAGCTCCATTGCTCCACATGCTTCTGCACGGTCTCAGCAATCTTCTGTTCAGTTCCGCGATACATGCCCACAGCCTTAGCCTTGGTGTTGATATAGTCGGCAAAAGGCGCAAGCTGTTCCTGCGTCAGTCCCGAGTTTATCAGCTCCATGTATATCTGAGGTTCCGAAAGACCTTCCTTTGTCAGTCTCTCATACTCCTGCTTCAACACATCGTTGCTTTCCAAGGCTGCATTAAACGCCTTTTCTGCATTATTCATGTTGTTCAGCACCTCAGCCACAGCCTCGTTGTTAGGATTCTCCGTGCCAAGGTTATTCTCCTCAACCACGTCCTTTCCATCGCTATCGGCTTGATCCGCATGAGGCATACCGTCCTCATACACAATATTGTTCAAAGCCTTGCGAAGCTCAACACAGGCTCTCTGTTCTTCCTCTGTGCGCTTGATTGGCTCTTTGTTCACAATCTTGAACATTTCCTCAACACTCAGTCCGTGTGCATCGGCTATGTCCTTTATCAGCTTTGTTGTTATGCCGTTCTCCGATACAAAGTCAAGCCATTCGTCATGTAGTGTGCGTCCTCTCTTTAAGGTGAGTGTTTTATTATTACCAAGCATATCGTCCATTATAGCCTGGTTTCTTGGCGAGTCGGGATTATCGAAGTCGTAATCATGCTGTCTAAGGAACTCCATCTGAAGGTCCATGCGAGAACAATCCCTATTCAAAATATAGCCAAGACCGTTCAGCATGCGCTGATTCTCCTTCTGCATCATCAAGTCATACTCAATGGCTTCACGCTGCTCCATGTTCTTGTAACTTCGCTTCGATAGCAAAGTACCATCCTTGGCATACTCATTCACGTATCGCTTGCCATCCTCTATAGTATACGTACGCATGTCCATTTCCGGACGTGTGGCAGGAGCAATGCCAAGCAAGGCGTTCAGCTTCATCTTAGCGTCCCACGACACGTTAGGGTCTTGCATCACGCTCTCGTAATACTCACGCGCCACCTTGACGTTTCCGCTCTTGTCTTCTTTCCCTACAGGAGTTGCCTTCATCACACGCTCTGCCCATGTCAGAATGTCTTGGCGTCCAAAAGAGCCTTCTTTACCTGGCAGTCCAGCCTTGTCACCCGAAGCGAACAGCTGTTGTTTCTCGTCTGGCGTAAAGGCAAACGCCTTGCCTTGTGCTGAAGGTGCCATAGCTGCCTTGTATAATGCCGTACCGAACTTTACCGCCACAGAACCGCCATAGCTCTGTCCCTTCTCAGGCGTAAGCATATTGGCAGCACCAGTAGCTGTATGTGTGCTTACTATCTTATATATACCTGCTGCCATGATATTACTTAGCAAGTTGCCTGCACTCCAGTCTGTATCAGCACCGCTAAGTGCATTGTTGAAGTTTCCTCCAGCATAGAAGGCTGTGCCCTCGCCAATAATCTGAACACCCTTCATGCCAAGGCCTTTTAGCATATTCTTGCCAAAATTAGGGTCTACACCCATTGGCCCTTTGATGCCTACATTATAGCCCAAACCGCCAAGCATCTTGCCTACAACGCCAAGAGTAGCACCACTTACGGCTCCATGTGCCGCACTTACTGCGCTATTCTCAAGCATTTCGCCAAGTTTCACGTCGTCGGTAGTAGAGCTGTAGCTTTGCGCTCCCTTCAATCCCTCGTAGATTCCGAAGTTGGCACCTGTTTCTGCTGCACCACGCATCAATATCGAAGGCTTGAACATTCTCTGTAGCTTGCTCATGTTGGCCATTCTGGCTATCGTCTTCACCTCATTGCCGAATACCTTTGCGCTTGCAGCGCCTACACCCTTACCAATACCACCTAACACGCCACCGCCAGGACCTATAACGTCAGAAGCAAGACTTAAAGCACTGCGCACACCCTCTGTCACTCCATACTTGTCACGCTGATAATATGGGTTCTCGCCATTCTGAGTAGCCATAATTGCACGCTGTCTATATTGACGTTGAGCTTTGGTTAAGGCAGCATCAAGAATAGAACCTACTTGAAAACCATCACCTAAGCCATCAATAATATCCACAAAAGTATTTCTCGGCATCCATTCTTTAAGCTCTGTCTTGTCATACTCGGACATAAGCTTATTCTGAATGGATGGCATGAGTGCTGTCTTAACATAATCCTCAGGGTCTACACCAAGTCGCTTCGACTCAGTTACAACTTTCTGGGCAACATTTGGGTCACTCAGCATTGACTCCATGTTTTTACCAAGAGTATTCAAAAGATTCTGCTGCAACTTAGCAGGGTCACGCTCTGCATTATAAGCGATTGTTCCTAACAGCGTAGAACCCATAGGAGTGGCGCTAAAAACAGTTCTTTGCAGATAAGCGTCGAAACCACGTTTCTCTGCTGCCTGTCTCTCGCCCGCAATCATATTAGCAAACGTGTCTGCAAAATTCTTATCAGCAATAGTAGCCGCGCTTTCCTCCAACTCATCCTCCAACTGCCCGCGTGTCTTCACAATATTGTTGTTCACGTCCTCGTTCCCAAGGTCAAAGGCTGGAGCATTCCTTCGTCTTATCTCACCCTCAGCATTTCTACCAGCCTCTTGTCCAGCCTGTTCCATTCTACGCTCCAGTGACTTCTGTGCTCTTCTCGCACCGCCTACCATCTGTTTTACAGCACCCGGCTTTGTATAGTCTATAGGCATCTGCTCCTCGTCGCGCTTTCTAATCATATCAGCAGCGCGCAAGCCCTTCACTAGCTCGCTTTCCTTACCCGTAGTGCCACCGTTCCAATCATCCAATGTCACAGCATTCCTCTTCGGTGCTGAAACATTCTCAGATGCCGTAGTGTTCTCATGTGTTACAACACCACCGCCCCACTTCTCTTGCGCCACACTCTGTTGCGCGCGTCCAAGTGCCGAGCTATTGGGTTTCCCCTTTCCTCTTGTTATCGTTCTTCCCGTAAACAGATGAGCACCAAAGTCACCAACACGACTCGCATCCTTTACGCTCACATCGCCTCTTCGCCCTGTCTTTCGGTCTATCACCTCCATTCGAGCACCAGGAAATGCTTTTGCAAATCCCATCGGGTCCTTGTCATACGCTGTCTTGTCTACCGTATGCCTGTTACCTTTCGCATCCTTGAAATAATAATATCTATTGTCTGCCATATTCTTTATCGTGTTTTTATATTCTACTTCACATACTGGCTCCAGTCCGTACTTTTACCTTTGGCTGTACCGCCCTTAGCTTGTGTCTTCGGCTTACTGTCAGAACCTTGCCACTTGATAGGGTTCGCGCCCTTGCGTTGTGCCCTAATCTTATTGGCCTTACTCTTCAACACCGCCTTAACCACACGTCGAACCGTCTTAGACGTAGTGTTCACGCCACGCTTTGCCTTGTAGCTCGTCCGCACGTCTGCATAGCCAAAGCCGTCCCTAAACGTCTTCCTAAGCGACTCGCCACGGCTTGAAGCGTCAAGCAAGCCATAACTTATAGCACCCTGAATAATCTGACGTGCTCGATCTGAACTTGGACTCACCATATTGCCGTCACTTCCCTCATATCCATTCATGGCACGGTCAAGCTCCCTCTGCTTCTGAGGAGTAATCATTCCAAGGTTACGCATCTCATTCCAAACCTGTGCCTCTTGCTGTGGAGTAAGCTGGTTCTTGCTCGTCAGTCGTCCGTAAGGTGTAGCATAGCCGTAACCTCCATTAGCACCTCCAGAACCCTTAGCTCCGCTTCCGCTACCACCTCTTGCAGCCCTCGATTGTGCCAAGGCAAGTCTGCTCGCACTTAGTCTTTCAGTAGCTTGGTTATGGCGTTTGGTTTCGCCTAACCTCTCACCTGCCAACTTCAAGTTGCCTTCTTGTACCCCAAGCAAACCATCGCGATATGCCTTCAAGTCCTTAGCGTTCTGGTCTGCTCTCTTGTCAGCACTTCTCTTAAGATCAAGCATCTGTCCTTTATAAGCTCTATCTGCATCTGCTGCATCCATCTTTATCTGCAAGTTGGCATTCTTATACGCAGCGTCAGCCTCAGCAGCAGCCTTTCTCGCACGTTCTGCCTTTCTCTTGTCAAGGTCTGCTTGCATCTCCGCAGTCGGATTATTAAACTTCTGTAGCGCAGCTCCCTTGGAAGTATTATATATGTTCCCCATGTGTCGTATTGCGTCAGCTAAAGTGGCTATGCGCATATTGTTTCTCGTCATGCGCTCGTCATAATCATCATCACTCTCGCCTTCACGCCTTCCTGGTCGCTTCTTCGACAATCCGCCAAGCCACTTAAAGAAACCACCATCCCTTTGACTATCGTCCTTCTCAAACACAGCAGTAAAACCCTTATCACCACCAACAGCACCCAAATCAACACCAACCAAAGGCTTAGAGTTAAGAGCGTAAGAGGATGGCATACTTCCCTCTAACTCCCTCGGATTTGACGTCTGCCACGATTGTTGAGCCTTACTGCCCTCAGTCACAGGTTCCCCGTTAGGTGTCCATCCTACATTTACAGGCATATTCTCAAACGTAGTAGGTCGTTTACCACTAAACACATTAGCTGGTTGCTGAGGCTGTGCCAAAACACCAGGAGCCACAACACCAGGCTGTGTTACAACACCCTTCCTCTTCTCCTTATCGTCCAATACTGTGTTCATAATCCTCCACGTTTTTCTTCAACAAGTCAAACGCCTGACCAAGGGTATTGACAAACTTCTCTGCCTTTTCCCTACGCTTGTACTGAAATTCTATCTCCTTGTTCAGTACGGCAATCACATCGCACTTCTCTGACATGCGCTTAGCGTTCTTCTTCTTTATCCTCTCTATCACCTTGTCCTTATACGCCAAAGCATTCTCGGCCGACTTTAAGCAACGTTCAAACCAGTCACGCTCCTTTGTCACACCAGCAAGAGCCGACTTCAAACGCTCAATCTCTGCTGCTTGCTCGTCAACGACCGAATCCTTCAACAAACCCGCAGCCTCCATCACACGATTAACGTCTACACCTTTCTTCGCGTTTATATCAATCTTTTTCTTTCCCATAGTATAATCTTTTTTATTATTTTCCTACATGCGTTACAACGCTCCCTACACTCCAGTCACATTCTTCAGCTTGTCCGAGTATTGGCTATATAGCACCTCTGCCTCGTTAATATTCGGAACAAGAGAACCTCCCATAGCTGCCTTGGCTTGTGGGCTTGATACATCAACCTTGCCCGGCTTTGATGCCTTAGGAGTACCATCCAACGCCGATGCTGCACTCATCATCGCATTACTCATATTCTGAGCTGCTTCAGCCGTATTCGCTGCCTGCTGATTGTAAATATCCTCTCTCTGCTTAGAAAGACTCTGCTCGTTCCTCATGTGCTGATCAGAAACACTCGCCTTTCTCGCCGTGTCATTGGCACCAATATTCGCAATAGTATTACCCATCGTCCTATTTGCTGCCTCCTTTGCCATAGCTGTACTCGCCGCTGTTCCACCGCCAACTGCCGCAGCTCCATCCGCCTTGCGAATGTAATTGTCCTGAACCTCCTGAGCCCTACGCATCAAGTTCTGACCAGCCTTTGTATCCAGGTAGTCCGTATTATACTCCTTGTCATACCAAGCCTTCTCCGCATTCGTGCGATATTTCTGCTCGGCCAATGCTCTCTTGGCTGCCTTACGCGACTTAAGACCTCCAAACAACGAACTACCTACACTCAAACCTAAACTGGCTGCACCAAGCAAACCTATCATCGGATTATTCGCACCCGACAACTCATTAAAGCCTAATGGCAACCTAAAGAATCTGCAAATGTCTGTCATATCTATATCTTTTTTAATAACCATAACTAACATCCTTTCTCTCCAGTACCTTTTCCAGGAAATATACTAACGACCTCCTTTCTGTGGAGTACCTTTTCTGGGGAAAATGATGATGACCTCCTTTGAGAACAGTACCTTTTTATACCTATGCTTTTATCTACTATAATTCGCAGCCAGTACCTAAGCCCCCACCCCCTTTGGGTCGTTCATCATCCACCTATGCCTCATCGCTTCCTTATCCTCGCCATCATGCTCTAACCTCTCCAACACGCCAACGCTCCAATCTATCCTCCCATATCACCCACCATGCCACATACCACTCATGCCATTATCGCCACCCCTCCACATCATCAAGAGCAATCATCTTTCCCTCGTATTACCTACCATGCGTCTACCAAAGCCACTTTACAACCTCCTAACTCTCTATATATCAGTCATTTACCCCTTTGGATTATGACCCCGCAAGGGTCATGCTTCAAGTAACACAACATTTGGAAGTCGAAAAAGGGACAAGGACAGAAAGCCAAAGAGCGCATCCAAGAACCATGAAGCCATTACAACAAGCCAAAAGCCACAAAAAGAAGCCTAAAAGGCCCTTAGTTGCGTCAAAAATACGGAAAACAACAACATCTTTTTCCGTATTTCGTCATGTCACAATTTTTTACTTTCCTTCATCAATCCCTTTATCGGGCACTTAATACAAAAAACCGACATACAGACCAATTCATTTGGTTTAACCCCCGTAATTTTTGTGACCACCTAAAAGGATAGAGGAAATTTAGAACAATTAAAAGGCATATAGATGTACGCACGAAAAACCACTTTTGTAACAAAAAAGTCAAAAGAAGACAAAACAAAGAGTTGCAAAGGTCAGTAAAAACGGCTTGCAAGTCGGAAAATCACGAAAAAACCACAAAAATACGCCTTATACGCTCAATAATGCGCACAAAGCACCCTCACACGCATAAACACAAAAAAGCCACTCCAGTGAGGATAGAGTGACTTATATATAGGAGAAAGGTGTATATCTGTATTGGAGAAAGGGAGAACAATGGGGAGATAAGGGAGGCTGCGCCTCCCAAGGGCTGACGCCCTACCCTCCGCTGAGGCTAACGCCTTGGATGCGAGACTGTCGAAATGATAAATAATGATAAATGTTTACTTATATGTAAACAAGTTTGTAAAATATTTTTTATCTTTGCACTACAAAACAAAGATATGAATAAATGGAAGAAAAACCTCTTTTTGAGATTAAAGTATTGGAGGAAGCACAGACTTTTATAGAAAGTGTTCCCCCAGATGCCCGAAAGAAGATATACTACAATATGAGCAAGAGCATGTATTGTATAGACAAGGAGATTTTCAAGAAATTAGAAAACTCTAATATATGGGAATTTCGTACGTTATATAACAAAACCGCTTATCGTCTATTTGCTTTTTGGGATGATAGCAACAAGAAGTTGGTTATTGCCACTCACGGCATTATCAAGAAAACGCAAAAGACACCACGCAAAGAGATAAAGAGGGCAGAAGATATAAGAATACAATATTTAAAAGAAAACAACAAATAAAATATAGAGATATGAAAGCATATACTTTTGAAGAGTCACTAAACCGAGCGTTAGGACAGAAGGGCAAACCGCTCCGAGATGAATACGAGAACGAAATGAAGTCCTTTCTTATAGGCGAAAGTATAAGAAAAGCACGTCAGGCAAAAGAACTCACACAGGAACAGCTTGGCGAACTTATGGGCGTGAAACGTGCCCAGGTCTGCCGTATCGAAAAAGGGCGCAACCTTTCGCTAAGCACCATCGCAAGAGCATTCAAGGCTATGGGCATTAATGCCACTTTCGATATGGGCAGGTTTGGTAAAGTAGCACTTTGGTAAATACACCAATTATATGGAATTGAGCGTGTAGTCTTCCTATTGGGAGGTTACACGCTTTTCTATTTTAAGATAAGGGGCTACGCCCCACGGTGGGCGATGCCCACCACCCCCTGCAACACGCCAAATTACCACAAGGCGTTGACAATCCATTTCCCAACCATGTACATAACGATGAAGGAGACAGCGGAAACGATAAAGACAAAGGCACGTATCAATAATTCAGTTACTTTCTTTTTCATTTTGTAATACTTTTTATTTCTTCCACAACCTTTTCGAACTCTTCAAGCGTGTCGGCAGTATAGTGGATACCCTTATAGCGGATAAAGGCTGCGAAGTCCGTATCTTTTTCTTCTTCGAATAGTTCACTTATTCTGCAACCTATAGCAGTAGCGAACTTCTCGGCGGTAGAAACACGCATATCGTTTTTATCGTTTAGCAGTCTATTAACCGACACACGATTTATACCAAGACGTTTTGCTATCTCATCTTGGGTTATACCATATCTTTTTAGTACTTCTTTTATTCTCATATTATGTTTTTAATACGTTACATTATTATTACTGCAAATTTACTTATTATAATTTATATGTAGTATTATTACGTTAATATCTTAACAAGTTTTAAACCGATATACGTTACTTTGCTGTTTTAGTTAAGTAACGTTAATTAGTTACATTTTCTCAATCAAAAACTTGTTTGTGTAACGTATTTACGTTACTTTTGCAAGCGTAATCAAGAGATTACTTCAACATTAGTATTAACAATTAAAACATACACGATTATGGAGATTTACAAAATTAAGAGAAACGGATGCGAGGTAAATGTAATATTTACAGGTAAGCAATACATCTTCCACAACTCATACTTCGGTATACTCGCTGTGGCAACAAGAAAAGGCTATAAGGATGAAGAAATGCGCACCTTTATTCTTGAGTACGGAAACGAAAACACGTTAGGAGGTTCATTTGGTGGTAGCTATTGCGAAACAATGGCAAAGCAGTTCATCAACAAGACAGAATCACAATACGTGAAGTGTAAAACTTATTACGAAGTTGTGGAAGTTGACGTGAACAGAAAATATTATGTAGATATATTGGCAAAGGAACGCTAACAACCATCCGTGAGCGACAGGCGCACATCGGGTTCGAGACCCGACACGGCACAAACTTTTAAAACATACAAATATGATAACATTAGCACAAGAGATTTGTTGTTTAGATTGCAAATATGCGCACTTCTATTTCAGCAACATTAATTCTTGCTTTGACAAGATAGTTTGTCAAGCTAACGGCAACCCAAACGGATGGAGCGGTTGTAGTAGATATTCAACAAAACATTAACCCCTATAACATCACAGATATGATAGAACTTATAATTGTAGTTATGGTTGCCTCCTATGTAGCGGGTATATATGTAGGTAGACATTGGAGAGAGTTTACACAGGAATAAATCGGAAGATAAGGGAGGCAGAGCCTCCCAATGCTTCGCCTAACTTAAATCTCATGGCACAGAAGACAAGAGTAGTTAATCTTACACCGATAGACGCTATACTTTTGCGCAATGTCTTTAATTGCTATATCGACAACAAGCGCAAGCAGCTACAGCGTAAGAACCTCGCACCGATAACACGAAGGTTTATCGATTACGATATTGAATGTATAACAGAACTCATGACAAAAATCTTTAACAAATGAACAAATTATTAGTATTGGCACTGATAACAAGCACATCGCTTGCAATCATAACAACAAAGAAAGCGACAGATGAAGAGTACGACAAACAGCAGATAAAGGAAGACGTACGACAGCTAATGAACGACATCGACCAGTACGGAGACATCGACACATACACAGGTTCAGACCACTTCGAACGGCTCTACAATTGGTCGCACAATCTTAAAAACAAAGAACAATGATAGAAGAAATAAAAATTAACGGCACACCCTTTTATGTGGGATTAGCAGATGTATACGGTGGCAAGATGTGGTTCATATGCAAATGGTATACAGACCACCAACCATCAACCCGTAAATTCTGGACTAAGAAGGAACTCGAAGACCACTTGCGCACAATACCGAACAAAATCATCAAGCGTGAGCTACTCACAATGTTACACAAGCTACACGGCAGAGCAGTCTGTTACGCACGTTAGCAACCATCCGTTGGGGATAGAAACCATTTCGGAGCGACACCGACAACGGAGCGATATAAACTTTAAACATTACAATTATGAAGACAAGCATTATCCCCTGTCCTATAAACGAGAAGGACTTATGTAGCGACACCCTATTTGACGGTCTATTTGATAATAGTCAGTATGTGGAGCGAGGAAACAGATATGTCGGTTTTATCTGTGATAATATCGCCAAGGTTGAGTATAACAACAACTTCGTTCACATGTCATTCGAAAACTCTCTACACGATAGAGAGGCAAAGCAAATCGAAGAGTGGGCACGTGAGATAGAAGACAGCTACAACGAAAATCTGATAGACGAAGATGTACGGTTAAATGTACGCTTTAAAGTCTTTGCGAAGTCTTGCGATGTATACATCGAATATATCATCAACGAGAAGTAACCCCACACAGGCTGAATGTGGTTCAAGCCACTCCACTTCGATGCAAGGTCGGAGCAGCCACCAATATTAACAACAATTTAAATCATACTATTATGGCAAAGTACAAAGTATTGGTTATTGAAACCTTAAGCAAAGAGGTTGTTATCGAGGCTAATAGCGCAAAAGAGGCAAAGGCTATCGCTAACGATATACGCAGCAAAGGAGAGCTAATCCTTACGGCTGATGATTTTGATAACTTCTCAATCCATTGTTGGGAAACTTGTAAAATTAACGAAAAATAGAAACACTATGACATTACAGGAATATCTTGAAACTAAGTTGGGTGAAATGGCAAGCCAAGACCCAAACTTCCGTGAGCGTTACGAGGATAAGAAGAAGTCTATGAAGGTAGTTCAGTGCTACGGTGCTTGCGACAAGTTCACGCTCTATCACGACCGCATTGTCAATCTCGTAAACAACAACATGAATATGATTAAACAATGTCTAACATCTAAACAAATAGCAATATGACAAGAAAAGAAATCTACAAGTCACGATTCCGCACACTTACCACGGCTGAGAAGAAACGTATTCTCAGCCGACTTTTCCCCGACGGTTACATTGAGTGCAAGGACAATATCCCCGACGAGCAGACTTTTGCCGGTTACACCGAGGATTACGGACTTATCGAAGTCAGATTTTCCCTGTTCGACAGCCGTATAGACATATCTCGTGAGTTCGACACCGAAAGGACAAAATGGCTGTTCATCAACGACATCACCAACAGGGCACTCGCCAAGGATAACGTCTATGCCAAGAACTCAGTACAATTGTTTCCGTTCGACGACAATTCCCACTACTTTGTAGCGGACATGAACGAGCACAAGTTCTTCATCGGACTAAACCAAAACAAATCACAAGCAATTTAAAAGAATATAATTATGAAAAAGAAATTCACATTCTTCTTCCCTATGTCGGGAGAGACCATAACAAAAGAGTTTAACCTACTCGCAGTAAAGGACGCTACAGTAAAATATCTCCGCAAGCAGTCGGAGGTTCGTGGGGACATTTGCCTTGTGTCTGACGAGAAAGGCGAGATAGTAGCAATGGCACACATCGACGACAACATGAAGGTAAAGTTCTTCACCGAGGACGACAGTGTTTCAGACATCAAAGCCATAGGGGATATTTCCCTTGAAGCCAACGCCTAACCGTAAATTTTTATTAACTTTGCAAAACAGAAAGGAGGTATCCATTATGAACGCTAAAGAATGGTGCATAGTAATAGTATTTATCTTAGCTTTGATACTTGCCTGTTAGGGCATAACCAATGGCGAGTCATGACAATCTTGTGGCTCGCCTTTTCTTTCAACACCAAGCACACTTAATCATATGAAATCAATAATAGTAATATACGACGAGCTCCTCGAACTCGACCGCACAGAGGTTGCCTATCAAGGCGAGACGCAACTGAAGTCAATCATCAAGTCGCTCATGGCTGATTATCCCGAGAGCGAGAAGGCAGAAGTCTACAACAAGATTACCCAATCTCTCGTTTATGCTTACAGACGTGACAGTAAAGGCAATGTCTACGAGATTGAACGATACGTCCCCAAACGACCTACCCGACCTAAAACCGTCAAATCTCCCGACCCCCAATATCCCAAGCGTATGACCTTCTGGATGAATGATGCAGTATACGACCGCCTTGACAACCTGAGAGGACACCGTGCATCCTACGTACGCAAGGCTGTAGAGGAAAAGCTTGAACGTGAAGGCGACCCATTACCTCCCGACCCTCTACCAAAAGAGGAAGGACACCCAGACAGACGTTATCACCGAATGTTCAAGAACTTGCCACAAAGCCTACGCACATACGATGCACGTGAGACCTACCGCTCACCGCTCACCATCACCAAGACCCCCGAAAATCTATGGCGAGTCTCCTATGGCGAATACTCCACCCTACAAGGCGCACCTTGTACCGAGAACAAAGACCTTCTTTCGGCTCTTGAATGGCTCGATATGTGGATTAAGAAATACGGCAACAAGTGGATCGTCGGCAAAGTGATAAAGGATGAGGAGAAATAATCTCCTTATCCTTTTTTTAATATATATCAAGAAAAACGTGCATTTGTTTACAAAATCTTTCTAAAAACTTTCATTTTGTTATTATTTTCGCTATATTTACGTTTTTCTAAAACAATAAGGCTTATGAAAGAGTTATCTAAACAAACAACAGCAGGGGTGAGCATAATACTCAACCGTTCAATTTTCTTCTTCTACGAGAAGTCTCTAAGATACGTACCTGTCTTCCTCATGCTATGCCATATGTATGGAGTATACAGCTTTCATGACAATCCACGTGAGATACTTATCGACATTCGTGAGAACGAAGAGTGTATAGCCTACCTTTATTTTATGGTTTACGTTTTCCCCGTAGTCTTCATGCTCCCTGCAAGCCACTTCTTCAGATTATGTTGGCTGTGGCGCATACCGTTCGTTTACTTCATTGGCACAAATGCAATACGGCTATATTACGGCTCCTGTCTCATAACCAACGAAATGTACGATGCCGACTTCATCCTTATCCTCATGACCTTGGCTCTGTATGTCTGTGCCTTCGTACAGGTGACATGCCGCATCTTCCGACACAACAGAACGTCTAATACTAAAACCAAATAACTATGAATGTACGCAACTTACTTGCTGACGCTTTCGATAGCGCAGCTTCACGCATCCGCAACAACTCATGCGGAATGACAGACGAGGAGATGGAGTCTGCTCTCCACAAAATGCTCTACCTCCTGGACTCCGACCACCATTTCAACGAGGACAATGCACGTGCAACCATCGCACGAATGTACTACTTTGTTGACGACACGCACAAGCGTTATGCACCGTTCTTCCCCTATGAGGATATACGTGCAGCTTACAACAAGATGTATCTTTCCTTGCCCGACGATTACAACTTTTGGGATTTCTGCGTCACCGTCAACCTCATGTACTCGAACCACATCGAAACACTCCGCTCATGGTTTCGTGACCGCAGCCGACTGTTGCAGAAGTCATGCGAGTTAGCACGAAGCTTCCTCCTTGACGAGGACACCGACCACCCAACAGACAAGATTTGGTGGTATGTAAATTCTTAATCGAAAGGCGGATGAATAGGTTTTCCCTGTCCATCCGCCTTTTTGTTATTCCTCCTGTTTGCTTTGCTTGTACTGCTTGCACTTGTTGCGCAGCCATGACTCCAAGTTCTGTGTCTCCTCCATGAGCCGCTTCTTGCTTTCAAAGCTCAAAAGACTTGGTACTGTTGCGTGTACGCTACCAGTATATTTATTACGTACAAATATGTGAGTAAATACTTTACAATCGTGTTTGTTGGGCAATGGGATAATGCCGAACAGCTTTCTTTGTGAACAAAGATATATATATCCCATTAGGAAGACCTCCGCTACCTCCTCGGCGTAAATCTTCATTTCTTTTTCTGCTTCCAATATCATGTTGTCAACAGAAACCTTGGTGCCGTAGATAATTCTTTTCTTCATAGTGTGTTTGTTTAATGCTACAACTTAATCCCACGGTGTTTTGATTGTTCTACGCTTTGCGTATCTCTTCGCCCACCACAAGAACAAATGTGCAGCGATATTGATAACTACAAAAAGGATAATAGGAATGAGCACTACCAACCACGACCAGTTAATCACTCCGCAGATCTTCAACACGATAAAGGCAATCTGCAATGCTGCCATGAAAAAATCTAAAATGTTAATCTTCATATTATTTGTTTTTTAATGTTGTACTTTACTTCTTTTACGCTTTTTAGCAGGCTTATTCTCTGCTTTGTTTTTCCCTAATATAACTTATAAAAATAGGGACACTTTTACTATAACCATATCTACGAGAGAATAAATCATCCATCCTCTTAAGTTTTACACGCCTTTTGTTTATACGATAGGCTTCAGACATTACTTTCTTAGCCTTTTTCTTTGCTACACGTATTTTCATACCGCCTCCATTCTTTAATTTTAAACCTTGAGCAGCGGAAGTAAGTCCTATAAGGAACAAACTCCCCCTTGCTCTTTTCCTCTTCCATGCGTCTTTTGTAGAGCATGGTCAGCTCACGACTTGCTTTCCGGTCTAACAGATTGCCGTTATAGACTCTCCATCTTACTGGATATAGAAAAATCTGCCTTCCCATTACTGTCCCCTTCCTTACCGCTTTGCTTGACGAACACTTGTTGTATAAATTGTTCCAACTCCCTGTTGTGTCGTGCAATTCTTCTTTCCATTCGTTTTACTTTAATAGCATTCAAGAGGGACTGTGTATACTTCGGCAAACGACGCATAGCCTCATCAAGCCGCATGTCATAGCTTTTTAACCAGTATAAGACACGATGGTGTTTCACTTTTTTACCCTTTGAGGCACACATCCAACCTGCACGAAAGACCCATCGTCTAAACCAATAAGGATAACGTTTGCGTCTTCTACCTATACATTCCAGGCTATAAAGCTCATAGAAGTCACTCGCCTTAATTATTTTCTTTGCCAATCTTGCTTTCATAAGCTATTCTTTTTTGATGCCCAATTTTTTCTGCCATTCGGGGTCGTGGACGTTGCCTACCACCTCGAAGTTACTACACGATAACTGATTGATGTCTAAATGGACTCCTTCAAAATAGTTGTCAACATTTAGTTTTTTGTTTGTGCGGCAGAGCATGAAATACTTCCCTCCGTCTTCATCCCAAACAATACTACCGAAACGCAAATCACGACACGTTTTTTGCTCGTTTATAAAACTAAAAGGAAAATCATCCGACCGCAATACGTCTCCCTCGTATATCTCCTTACCGTTCTTGTCCTTGAAGCCAGTGAACTGCCCAATAGTCTCAGAACCCACCTCATACCCACCAACCATAGTGCGAGGCTCTAAGCCTGTGGTTGTAACTTTTTGGTTGTGAACCAAGTCACCATATCGCCAAGCGTCTGTGAAGACGTCTTTGCCACGAAATTTTATTGTTCTCATAATTTATTCCTTTTCAATTAATCGTTCGTACTCTGACATTGTGATTTCTACAAGGTCTGGATTCTCCTTGTCTGCTCGGATATTGTCACCTAAACGGATAAAACAATGTTCATTTGTGTATCGAAGTTGGGGTAATGTTATACGATTTCTTCCTTCATTCAGTCCTAACTCTTTGAGTATTCGCCAACAGCCTGTGACTGCGTTATATGAGGACAAAACAGCACTAATAGCTTTGCCTTGCTTGGTCCTTTTGATGGGAACTATTCGTACATAATCTTTGATAACATCTTTCTTTTTCCATAGCTTTTTGTCAAGCTGCTCCCATTTTTCCTTGTCTACCAAGATGGAAGTGATTTCGCAAATCCGGGTTAGCGTGGAGTCTGGCATGTAGCCACCAAATTTATCAAACTCAAATCCGACAGAATCTTCCACTCTCTTGACATAAGCCTTAAACTCTTTGTCCTCGGCTTCACAAATGCTCTTGATGTACTCGTAAGCCTTGCTTCCTTCTTTTGCTTTGTATATCATTACTTATTCCTCCTTAAGTTCTACAGGTTCATCATTCCAATTAAGCTCTCGTCCGATAAGCTTCTTTATGCTGCCATTAGGAAGAAGGAAACCATAGGCTCCGTATCTATCTTGTGGCAACCAATAGTTGTGCTCGACACAATCACCAGCCCACATATCAGGCTTACAGTTGAATATCCATTCACCAATATAATCTTTTGCTACCCATGCCATAACTATTCCACCTTTATGCCGAAGGGCGTACCATCAGCGAAATCAAAATATTTTTTTAAAGTAGTGAAATTCCAACCAATAACACCATTTAAACCTGTTGCACGTGCACCATCTTCCACAGCAGTAATTAAAGCATAATGTCCATCTTGCTTATCTTTTACCCATCCAAATGGCTCATGCTTTTTCATTTCCTGCCAACACTCTTCTGCGTTGAGGAATGAGTGGTACTTGGGTTCTGACTTGATGCGGTAGTTTTTAGGAGACAAATCAAATGCCAGTAAGTCACTTTCAACCCATTTTCCATAAGAATCTTTTAATTCTATTGCCCTACCTTCTGCAAATGCCTGTATAATAGGCAGCAGCTTTTTGGCTTGCTCTCTGTTCATTGTTAATCCTCCATCATTTTTATTCGCTTGTAAACGACATTATTTTAAATAATATTCTAAATCAAAAATAAAACTTCCTAACAATTCAATCTTATGTCTAATAAGTTCAGCTTCAAGATTAAATTTATGCTCTGAACAAAATGATAATTCAGATAATAATTTATTTCTCTCTGTTTTCCACTTATTTATTAGATCATCTTTAGATAATTCTTCCATAATAATTAACTTTTAGTGTATTTTTTATCTGTTCTATATTATTCATGTTTTGCTATTTTAATCTCTCCCTGCTGCCAGGGAGAGGATGGTTAGTTACTTGCCATTCTTTATGCTCTGTTCAATGTCGTCAATACGAACATCGAGAACCTCTACGTATGTTTTCATGACGAATATTTGGTAGGTAAGAAGTGCAGCTTGCCTTGCACCTATTTTCTTCGCAACCTCGTCAAAGCCCGGTTTAAAGAACTCTTCGAGGTTATCAAGACGTTCTTTTACGTCAGCATATTCAATGCGCAGTTTGTCAAGAAATGTCTCCGCAACCTTATAATCTTCTTCAAAAGAAACGTGATTCACCCAATAACGACGACCATCATTCTCAACGTAATAACCGTCCGGATTTACGTTATACAGACATTCATTCATTTCAGGAATAGCACCATTACTGTTAGCTTCTATATATTTCATTGGCATAGCCTTCACAGTCTTAGTGATTATGTAATGTTTCATTTCTTCTTTGTTCATAGTTGTATTTGTTTATCTCTCATTGATAATCCAACGAGAGGGGATATTTTTACTCTGTATCTTTCTCGTATATAATCTTAAGCCCATACGCCAAGGCAGCATCATATTCTATCCTGCATACACGTGCCTCCTCCCATCCTTCACAGAAGTATGCTGCATCGCACAAACTCATGCTTTCAAGAGACTTGGCAAGGAAGCAGAGAGGTATTTGCTTGATTCCACGCTGTTACATTTCAAATCCGTTTACGACAATATCTTCATTTTGTTGTGCTCTAATAACATCCATAATCCTCATTGAATTGTAACTGTTCTCTACAAATGCTGTTATCACCACTTAATAACGACAACCAGTCATAAACTTCGTGTCCGTGCCAGATTAGGATAACCCGTCAGCTCCGAAGTAAGTGATTCTCGGTTCGTCGTCAGGCTCGAACCCCACATAGGTTACAGCTCTTGTGAGTTTCTGCTCTGCTGCTTCGGCCTCTTGGTATTTTTTCGTAGCTTGCTCCAAGAGCTTTAAAATCTTTTTATTCATAACTTGATTTAAGCCTCCCTACTGTCACTGGGGAGGGGTGTTTTTTATTCTTTAAATCCGTAAAACTTTAACTCTTTATGCAGAGCTTGTATGTCTCGTTTAACAAGTTCTAATATGTCTTCTTTTTGTCTTATCTTCTCTCTTATAATAAATTCAACATCTCTTTCCCCTATAAAAAAGTATTTCCTTTTCATTGAGGAAAGGTTTAAACTATCAACATTATGAGTAAAACAGTTAATAGCGAGAATATAATTTCTGTCCTCTGGATGTATCATTATGTACTTCCATCTACACAATTCTCCGTCTACTATTTCTGTTATTTCACAGTTTGCTGTGAGTTGTAATATGTCTTTGAATCGTTCCATAAATTTATTTATTTTATTCTTACTCAGTTACCAATTCCCAGTCTTCCGCAAACACATCGCTTGACGATGGCACCCATGAGTCAGCACGTCCATCGGGGTTTATGATAAGCATCTGATTGGTGTAAGCGATGTGTGGTTCAGCACGTGCCATAATGATGTCCTTGGCAGACTGAGGAAGCGACTGCATGTTAGGAATGATGTCACCAGTGATATGAGAAGGAACCTGCTTCACAATAAATAAACCCTTACCATTCCAACCAGTTCTGCGGACAGCCATACCTGCTTTAAGATAAAGTACTGCCGTGCCGAATGTAAAATTGGACAGCTTAGCTTTCATCTTATTTGCCTTTATAAATCTGTCTGCCAAGACAAAGTAATATTGCCCCATCGCCCCTCTTTGCACAGTCAACAAAGCACGAGAAAGTGCGTCTAAAGCACTGAACTCATCCGAAGAAAGAAAGTTATCGCATTTATACATGCGTTTTTCAAGGTCTTCGAGTTCAAGAAGCATTCTGTTGACGAACGTTTCAGACGGCTTGTAAGCCTTCTCGAATACATCTGCCGGCCTCCAAGACTGGTAGCCGTCTTCATACTCAACGAGGTAGCCAGCCTTGTCTGTTTCACACTCAGAAGGTCTTACGCCTTCCTTCAAGAGCCTGCGCTCGTAGGCTTCACCCATTGTCATAGGCATTGCCTTAACTGTCTTGGTACCTGTGTACTGTTTCATTGCTTTTCTTTGTTTCTGATTTTAAAAAATATAAACCTACAATATTCATTCATCTTGCGTGGAGCCACAAGTAGACGATAATCATATTTCCCTTCTTGATGATAGATTGTTATGCGTCTGCGTTTCTCCCATTTTTGTAACCAATATTGATGTTTGCATGGCTTTTTACCAAACTCTCTGCAATACCATTGGTATAAAGGACTTGCCTTAACTATTTTCTTTGCTAATCTTGCTTTCATATCTTAATCAATCATTTCGAACTCGTAGACGAAGACGTAGGGGTTGGATTCCCATGTGCCTTTTCCTGCGATCTTGTCAATGAGCAGGGAGTATGGTTTTTTGGCTGTCCCATAGGTGGCAGATTCATCTGTGATGCTGTAAAAATGCGCCTTGTTTATTCTGCTCTCAAAATCCACGATACCCTCAGCCAAACAATCCTCTTCGCTGATGTCTTGCAGACGCTCGATACGAATGTTGGTGATGCGGATGCGGTTCGGCATGAGGTCTGCCTTAACGAACATTTTGTTTTTGCAACCTTTCTCGAATTTAATACACTCTAATGGCATCCCATGAATGCCACAAAGTCGATAGAACTCATCATTGTCTGCAAGGTCTATGTATCTTTGCGCAATAGCTACATTTTCTCCAACCTTGTATAGTGAATGTTCCAAGGCGTAATCAAGCATTTCTTTCAGTTCTTCACCCTCTGCTTTATAAAGTCGGTCTTTACAATATTCCTTCCAATCAGCAATAGATTCTTTTGTCCAACCTTCGTACGTGTTCAAACGCTCGAAAAGCATTGTAGGATTCAGAATACGCCTTGTCTGCGTCTTGCGACCTTCAAGTACCTTTTGGGTGAGGAGGTACTTGTCGTTGAACATAATTTTCTTCATACGCTATTATTTTATGCCCTAAGGCTATTTATTTATCCTTCCTTTTGTAAATCTTTCGAATTGTCATGGTTAATACATCTGCTCCAATCTGTATCAAATCCTCACGTATTTCCCAAGCATTAGCAAAGAGTTTAGGTGAAGAATAACGGTCGTCCATGATGTAACGCCAACGCTGCCACCAGTGACGCTTGTATTTTACAATAAAGCAAATACATTTTTCTTTGGCTATTCCTACAGGGATTCTTGTTTTTAATATTCGTACTCTCATAGTTATATCTTTAAGTTTGCGTCTTTGCCCAATGCCCAAAGTATATGCTGTAGCTCGTGGACGTTATTTGCAACATTAAGTTTTACATAAAGTCCATCAGTAGTGCGTTTTAAGAAAACTCTTATACCATTTTCATATCCAAACTCTACTGACAAATACATGTATTTACTAATCATCATAAAGTACCATCCTTCTGTTCTCTTCCTCCACCCGTTCTTTTTGAGGATTTCGGGGGTAAGTGGGATGGGGTCGATATTGCGACACAATACTCCATACGGCCATCTGTCGTTTGAAATGGGTTTAAGACCAATACTGCCTTCATTTTCTTTGTATAGGGGTGTGGAACGTACTTCTGATACTTTTCCTATAGTACCTTGTTCTAATGAGCAGTTCTCGTTAACGATTACAAGGTCGCCTATTCTTAGGTCTTCTGCTTTAATCATTTCTTACCTCCTTTCGGCAATATGTCTTCGATGTAGCACCATTTGATTATTTCATAAACATCTGCATATTTCTTCCAAGGAATAACATTGCAATACACATCTACAACATAAGTACCCTCTATTATATTACAAATGCGTTTAACGATAATTGGTTTTCTGTATTCGGGTTCTTCTTTGGCATCATGCCAAATAGTCTCCTTGAACCATTCGATACCACGTATGAAACCTGCTGACATACATATATTTGCCTTTGGGCTGAGCACATCAGCAAAAACTACGTCAGTTGCTGCTTTTATTTTCTCTTCGTTTATCATATTATTTTTCTCTGATTTTCTGATATTGTTTAACGAATGTCTTTTCCGTGACCCACTCGCTGTATCGTGTGCGATAGTAAGTCTTTGGTTTGCCTGATACCAAGCCGTTCTTGTCGCGAGGGGTGTTGACGCTCTTGTATATCGTCGGAACAATGTCGGTAGACTGGTATGCCGTAATGTATTCGTCCTCGAAGGCTATGTGGGCAGTCTCACGGAACTTGACACTTTCGAGGGAGAAGGGGCAGCTCATTTGCTGCCTCCTTCCGTGTATGGGTCGGTTGTGCCGAGGAGGTGTTCGTTACCTTCGTAGGGGATGCAGTAACGATAATACACACCCATACAAGCATAAGGATAACCTTGATCATACTCCCTGTAATATGAGAAATAGTTAGCGTACCATTCAAGTCCTTCAGCGTCCCTCACCAACACCTTGTCGTAGTTGCGCAGTATTATACGTGCCTGGTCTATAGGCGAGAGGTCTTTGTTGAATGTTGCCATAATTGTAATAGTTTTATTGCTTATTGTTATTCGATTCTACTATGCAACTCAGCTGTTCTACCTGCTGCTGCAACTTAAACATCTCCCTGCTCGCATGGTCTCTCTCCATTCTTGCCTCTGCTACAAGTACCGAACCTACAACCACACTCCCTATTAGTACCACTGCTACGCATACCCACGGCAGCCTGTGTGCAAATGTGTTCACGTCCTTACAGGCTCCCTTGGCAAAAGCCCAACCATACTTCAATGTGTACATGCCAGCCTCCTTCGTACTGACATTATCCACAAAGTCTATTCTTGTTGTCTTCATATTTCTTTAGTTTTAGTTATTTTCTTAATGATTTCCCCCTGAACACGATTTTCTTAGTTATCGCCCTCAGTCTGTCTACGGTTCGCTCCCCATATTTCTCCACCATCTTCTCTTGCGACAGATTGGTCGTAAACATCAGCAGCTTGCCTTTCTTCTCCGCCTCGTCTACAATGTCTGGGAACCTGAGGTTTCTGTTGCCATAGTTTACCTCCACCGATTCCTTGCCCACATCATCAATATATATAATGTGTTTCTTTACGATGTCGTCAAACTTACTGTTCAAGTCTTTCGCGTCATATAGAGAGATTATCTTTCTTGGGAAGTGATAAAAGTTAAACAGCACCGGAAGAATCTTTGCGCCTATCAGCGTTTTGCCGCGTCCACACTCGCCACAAAGCCACAGGCCACGCCCTTTGTTGTCCGTCAGCCATTCCGCCACTTCCTCGTATTCCGGCTGCCATACAGCGCCCTCACCGCAATAGTATTTCAGTCCGTTACACAGCAACAACTTTGCGTTGTCAATGTGTATGCTTACCTTCTTCGGCGACCCAAAGAAGCCTGTACCTTGCAGCGCCAGCTCGTATTCCTCCCACACGGTTTTTATGTCTTTTTCTACCATGTTTCTTCGTTTTTAAATTCGTCCTCCTCCTTATGATACACCATTCCGATGTCCTGCGAAGCCTTACGCGACAACTTCCTTTCGTCATCGTTCTTCTTCCATGTAGCCAACCTTCGAGATAGCTCGAAGGTCTTCTGCTTCTCCCAGTGCATCTTTGTGCCACCCTCGTTCACCTGCGCCCAATGGTTGTAAAACTCTTCTATCAAGTTTTCTCCATATTTCTCAACGAAAGGCTTTAACGCCTCGTGAAATTCTACCTTACGTTCTTCGAGCGTCTTTCGGGGCAAGTCGTCCTTGTTAATCTTCTGTTTACTTGTTGTTAACTTACTGTTAACCGCACGATTTCCCTCCATGTTTGTAACACGCTTATAATAAGCTATTTGAGGTATATATATGTACGTTCTTTTCTGTTCACTCGCTGTTAACCTATTGTTTACTTGCTGTTTACTTCGTAATTCTATAGCCCCTATGTTTACAAGTCTTTTCACATACTTATACAACATTGTTCGCGAGCGATTTAAAGCTTTAGCCATGTCCGCATAAGAAGCATCTACATATCCCTCATCGTTTGCCTTATATATAAGGTAGAAGAGCGTTAGGGTTGTAGGTATATCTCCTATCTTCCTAAAGCAAGCCCCAATGTCAGCCATATTTTGAAGCTTTTGTTAGACATCTTTTTCTTATGTTCGTTTACGGACGGTAGTGGTCCTTTACAGGGTAAAAATCCTTCTTTTATTAGAAGACTTTTATAAAGTTTTACGGCTAAAGGCGATAACCTGACCTCTGTTGCAACCTCTTCGTCTGAAATTAAAGTTAAACCATCTTCATCCGTACTTTTTGCGAAGCACAGCCATATTTTGATAGCCGTCCAGTCGAACTCCAGTAATCTATTTGGTATTTCCATAATGTTGCTTCTTTTACAGTTTCTTCAAGTTATACCCCGTCACCGCATTAAACCACCGACCTTGCCACTCTCTTGCGTCAATGCTTATGTCGCATCCCACAGCGTCGCCATTGCCCAGTTGGTTCACCACGTCTACTTGCGCCCCTCTAAACGTCACCACTATATTCTTCGGATATTGCAAGCTCGTCACATGCTCTATCACAACGTCACATTCTCTCCACCCTTTGCCCGACTTGCTTATGCCGTTCTTTACAGACATTATCTTTATTATCGGTCCTTCAATATGTATCATCTTAATTCCTAATTTATTAATTCAAAACAAAGTAAAAAATCAAAAACTCCTAATTGCGCAACGCGCAACAATTCTTAACTCCTAACTCCTAACTCGTAATTCTCTACACCCACCCTGCGCCACCGCTCGCCAGCTCTGCCTTTGCGCTTCTCAGTCCTCTCTCGTCGTCCTTGTCCGGTATTATCACCTCGCTCATCGACGCATAATCCAGGAAGTTCCTTATCACGCTCGACATTTCAGCTGTAGTCAGGTAACACAGCGGTTTTGGTTTTTTACTTCCGTCTGCCAGGAAGATATGCGGACATACGTCCTGCTGTATCGTCCGTAGCACACTATAGAATGTCTCGCCCTGCTTGTATCCGTAGTAGCTTATGATGAAGTTCAGATAAGCCATCTGCTTGTTCGTAGCCACCTCTCTGTGCTTCACTATGTCTATCGCATACCCGCAGTCGCGAGCCTTGTCTATCTCTCTCATAGCAGCCATATACTGCCTCGGGTCATTCAGCCTCTCGAAAGTCGCCATACCCCCTTACCCCCTTTCAAATTATTTCATTATTAATGCGTAAAAATGATGTCATTATAACGTTGCCATTCTTCAAGCAACTTCCTCTGAAGCTCTCTTTTGACTTCGTTTAAGCATTTCTGCTTCCACTTTGTGCAGCGTCCTTTTACAACAAATTCGCTATAAGGGATTACCAACAATCCGCATGTCGTATGTCGCATATGACGCTCAACGTGCTTCGCTGCCTTCTTTATCTTCCTCGGTACTCTCATGAAGCGAATCGTTTTTAAAGTTCATCAAATTCTTTTTGCAAGCGCTTCTGGGTCTCCTTTAATAAATCACGAAGTTTCTTCCTAAACTCCTCGTCATTCCTGACGAGAATGCTAACGTGCCTATCTAACACTTCATTCATTCCACCATTATCAAACATATAGATAAGGTTTACACAAACATCTAAGGACTCAGCCAAACAATATGCTTTTTTGAATACTACTCTTTCCATATTTTTTACATTAATACAATTTCCAATCCCTTCTTCGCCACCCATGTCGGCACACCAGTCTGTCCTGCCACCGTCAGCTCCGCATTCTGCTTGTCCAGATGTCTCTCGCTTGCGTGTATCAGCGTTATCGTTCTCGCTGTCTTGTCCGCCTCGCACATCTTCAAGTACTCCACACAATGTTTCAAACTCATGTGGCTCAGCCTTATTCTGTCCGCTTGTGATGCTACCGTGCGTCCTCCTCTCACAGCCTCATTAAGAATGTCGTCCTGGTAGTTAGCCTCAATGAGATAATGCGACACTCCCTTCACCACTTGATGCAGATTCCAGCAGTCTGTGGCAAACATCAGCGTCTTCATATCCGGATGATGCACAAGATAAGCGAAGCATTCCACGTCATGCTCAACTTTCAGAGGCGTTACTCTAAAGTCTCCCACTTGGTATGTCTTGCCATGCTCCACCGCCGTAACGCCAAACTTATTGTTCTCCTTTACAGCAGCTGTCGAGTATACGTCTATCCCAACACGAGTAAAATCTCTTACGTATTTAGCATGGTCTCCTTATCCGTGCTCGTGGCTTATCAACATACCACGAGCATAAGCGATTTTTAAGTGTCCTACATTTTGGTAGTCTTTTAACCTACAACCAGCTTCTATTAGAAGTTGCTGTCCATCATCAGCCTCCAGTAAAAATCCATTACCTCGGCTTCCACTATTTATTGTCGTTAATATCATTCTTCAAACCTCCAAATAAAACCTCCTGCTTGTGTTCTGAATTTTCCCTTTTTATATTCTGTCCTATTGCACACTTGTAATATATTACGAGAGCAAACACCAGTCTCGTTGGATGCTTCTTTTGCATTATTATATTTAGCAATATAATGTCCATCCAGGGAATACTGACAAATTTTCTTAGGTCTTATGAGTTTATTGTATCTTTTCATAGACTCAATCATCTCTGGATGTTCTGCAAGATGTATTTTGTGATGCTCCATTGTTGAGACTAACTGCAGGTTCTTTATATTATTATTTTGTTTGTTGTCATCTTTATGATGGACTACAAACCCGTTGGGTACGTCTCCCCTAAAAGATTCCCATACAAGTCTATGGATTCTACAGGTTTTATGCTTTCCCAATCCATCATTTAGGATAAGAGCCAAATACCATCCTTTTCTATTGTTGACTTTGCAGATATGTTCTTTTATTTTTATTATTCTACCATTCTTGCCAATTTTCCAATAAGAACGTTTTTTGACTCTTCCTAAATTACTTACTTGGTAATCGAGAAATCCTTTTACAGACCTCCATTCTTCCATTACTTAAACGGATTATCGTCCTCTGCAGCCGTGGCAGCTTCCGCGCTTGCAGCGCCATCATTCACCACTTCTCCCGTCTGTGCGTCCACGTTGATCACCTCCTTGGCTTCCGCGAATCCATTGTCTCTCGTAAACTCCGAGGGTATCGCCTCATCCATAGACTCAATTTTCTGACTACTCTTGTCGTCAACGGACAATTCTCCCCATTTCGAAAGCAGTCTACGCAGTACGGTCTTTAACGCCATGCTTTCAAAATTCTGAAACCATCCAACTCCATCATTGAAAATCAATGCGGACTGTTTCAGGGCAATCTCTTTTAAACCATTTGCATCTATATTACTGTATTTTACTGTTGGAGCGAATGCCTTTGCATAGGCGCATATTTCGTCTATTGTCATGTAAAGAATTTTGGCAAATCCATCCTTCTTTCTCATATAAGCGAAATAGCCGATAGGCGTGTTACTTTTTTTGTTTTCAGTATTCAACTGCAGTTCTCCAGTTATTTTATTAAAGCCGCCGTATTCACCTTCATATACGACGTCCATGTTAAGGGTTTCATATTTGCCTGTACGTAAAGCAAGGTTGACATAGCCCTTCACGCCAATTACAAGTGAAGGCTTTAACTTACCCTTACTTTTGAAGGGTAGAATATAACACTGCCCTAATTGTTTGTTTAGCGGGAGTCGCAACGATGCAGCCTTGATTGCTTCTGCCATAAGTTCATTCGGATCACATTGCAACAGGGTTTCATCACTTGTTACAAGCTCCATGATTGAGGTCGCAAACGCACCTGCATTCTCTTTCAATGCGTTTTGCATTAGCTGCTGATAGTAATTGTTTTCTGCAACCTTCTTGAATGCAGCTACCGCCACATTCTTGTTTGATTTTTGTGGCTGTTGGGCCACCGCGATTGTTGTCTGTGTCATTTTTCTATATATTTTATCAGTTCTTCTTTACTTTTAAACACGTGCTCCTCCTTTACGGGAGGAAACACGCAAAACCTATATTGCACGAATGGCTTTGATGTACCAAGCACTTGCACGTCCACTCCTGTTATCTTGCAGCATTGTGCTCGGTAATCATCCAGAAACCACACCGCGTCACCGATATTGTGCTTAATCTTTATATCCATAGCGCTCTATCGTTAGCTCCTTGTCTTCTGTCACCATAAGTCTTATCTGCTGTCCTCCGTCATACAACGGATCCAGCACAGACTCCGCGTTGTCGATAATGCAAGGCACGTTCACGTTATAGTATTCCTTCAACGCTCTCGCAATATCCAGTCCGGCATTAACCATGTCAGCTGTGTTCGAGTCAGAGTATGGCACACCGTCCACCGAGCACTCACACCAAGGCTTGTCTGTTCCGTCCAACTGTCGTCTGAACATCGACCACTTCACCAGTCTAAAGTGTTTGTTTACGATGTTCTCCATTGCCTCGCAGGCCAACTTTTGATAGTCGCTCACGGCTTCTATCTTGTCGTCAAGCTCGTCAAGCTGCTCTTGCCATACCTTTCGGTCGTTCTTCACAGCCTTTATCTGCTCGTTCACCTTATCCCATTGTGTCCTTACCGAGAGCCGCGCGTGTAGCGCATCCAATTCCGCCTCCTGGTCTTTTATCTTCTTTTCCAAGTCGGCCTTAAGCTTCTTGTCCTCTTCGCTCATGCCCTCGTCAGTCGGCTTCTCCTGCTCGGCCTCTACCTTCTCTATACGGTCGCACACCTGCTTGTATTCTGGCTTCTCCGCAAGCAGTGTCTCTACACTCACCTTCTCATTCCCCTTCTTTTCCTGTTCCTCCAGTGCCTTTTGGGCTTCCTTCAGTACTGCCTCGGCCTTGTCGAGCTGTGTCTGTGTAGTCTTCTGCTCCAGTTTGAAGCTTTCAATCTCCTTTTCACACGCCTTTACATCTTCTTTTATTTTTGTAGCGTCATTTCTCAGTTTCTTAAGGTCCTCAGCCTGACTGTTGAGGAATGCCTTTTCCGATTCCTCTTTTATCTTCTGCACCTGGTCCTCAGGCAAAGGCTGCTTGCAGGTAGGGCAGAAGGCATCATCCTCGTTCCATTCCCATGTTCTTGCCTTTACAATCTTCCACTTTGCTGCTCCGTCTGCCATCTCTGCGTTAAGTTCGCTGATACGGGTGTTGCATCTATTTATAGACTCGTCATACGACTTTACTTTTTTCTTCAAGTCCTCTACAGTTTGTTCAGCTTCCGTCACAGCCTTATCACATGCTGTCTTTGCCTCAGCGTTAGCCTTTATTATATCGCCCAACATGCGCTGTGCCGACTCTTCCATCATGCGCTTGCGCTTGTGGTCAAGGTTCAGAATGTTTATATTCTGCTGTTTGCGTACCAAGTCTGCACCACCGCCGTTTATGGTGTTCAGGCTATTGCGCATCTTGTCTATTTCCTGCCCTTTATCGTTAATCTGCTTCTCTATCGCGTCCCAGTCTTCCGCTTTTGGCACCACCTTGTTCAACGATCCAAGCCTTACGGGTATATCGTCAAGCTTGTCCTGTATTTCCTTGCGATTGTATTTCAGATGTTTCAGCTCCTTGTCGATGTCTTCCTTCTCAAGCAGTTCTTTCACAGCGTCAAAGCGTGCGTCACCACCCGTCACGTCGTCCACACTCGGCACACCGTACATGTCGTTCAGCATCTTACGTTGGTCACCCCACTCCATTCCAACAAAAGCATAAGGCGATGAACAGAGCCTGAACACCTTTTCCGGACAAATCCCGTCAACAACCTTCTTAAAGTCTCCAGCTGTCACTACCTCTCCGTCCACCTTGTACGTGTAGTTGTTGGTCACGCTACCATCTTTCTTGCGTGTCTCGGTAAGTATTCGGGTTAGCTTTAAGTTTTTTACACTATTCTGAGCACCATATGGGAAAACCTCCATATTGTCCGTACACAGACAAATCTCAACCGAGTGTTCCACGTCCTCTATCTCGTTGCCGTGCTCGTCCTTGGTCTTTATACCAAACTTGGTGTCACCAGCTTGGTTCGTACCAAACAGTACCCAACTAATAGCGTCTGCTATCGTCGATTTACCTATGCCGTTACAGCCTTTCACCACATTGATGCGGCTGCTAAACTCGTAATCGGCTTTTTCCGCACCCTTGAAGTACCTCAGGTGCAACTCGTAAATACATATCTCTTTCATATTATCACAATTTAGAATCCTTCAAATATATTGTTACACCGTTCAGAGTCTTGAAGTAGTTTATGTCGCCATCTTTCAATAGTTCCTTCAATACCTCCCTTAAATCCTCCTGTACGGCTGTCTTCAATTCTGCAAAGTTCACACCCATCGGTCTCTTTGTATCGTCGGGCATCATCTTCTGCAGCTTCTGTAAAACATATTCCTTGTTCATGTTATATTTTGTTTTATAGTTTCGTAGTAAAATGCTGTTCTATTCTCACGAACCGAACAACAAGAGTGTTGTATGACAAATAAAATTAAGATTTTCGTGGGGGCAGAGGGAATCGAACCCTCACATCGGAACCACTTCTTTATAACTCTACGCTACCCAAGCCGTAGTCACGCCCCCTTAAAACTGTCCTATGCTCACGCACCAGACAGGCAAAAAGTCTTGTAATACACGTTATAGCCACTGCTATCATCTAACATTAATAACATTTTACATACCAATATGAGCTTATCAATTCATTCCTATGTCTAAGATTTAAGCCCCGTAAGTTCTGTTCTGCATTTTCCGCGAACAAGCCTACAAACAAAGGCTCTTGTCACATTATATTTTGCAGCCAAATCCGACTGCTTTGTACCAGTTTGATATTCTTCAAATATCAATTTTGCTTTATCATCGCTTATTTTTCTGTTCAACCTGGCTTTCTCACGCGCTTTTTCAGAAAAGTAATAATGTCCAGCTTTCCTGCTGTAATTATTATTTTCTTTCTGTGTCATCCATTCGAGATTCTCTACTGTGTTATTTCGCGTATCAAAATCCTTATGGTTCACAGTTGGCAAATTGTCTGGATTTGAAAGAAAAGCCATTGCGACTAAACGATGTACTAAGAATGTTTTACTTTCTTCACCCTTGGTAAGACGGACTCTTAAATAACCACCGTTAATCTCCATTGGTGTCATTATGCGTCCACCGTAAGAACCATGTCCCATTTTCCTAACACGTCCTTTATTACTTACAGCATAAAGACCTTCGTAGCCAACAACATCCTTCCATTTTTCACCTGGCAAGTCCGGGTTCTTTAGAAGATTTGCTGCATAATGCTTATTGCTGTTTCTTTTACAGATACAACGTTTGCATATCCTCGCATGTCCATAATATTCGGACTGAGGCTTTTCTATACCGCAGATGTTACACTTTATGCCATTCGTCATAATGCTTCTCCTCCTTTAGTCGTTTTATTTCTTTTTCGTAGTACTCAATGAGTTGCTCCAGCTCCCAGTTCGACCATTTCTTTGTTTGGTTATGCTTCACCCTCAACAACTCGTATCTCTGGGTTCCGAGTTTCTTTTCAAAGAATCTACTCAACTCCAACAGATGTGAACTGTTCATTCTGTTATCATAAGCACACTCCATAACCATATTGTCTGGGTCAAACCTTGTGTTCATATGGGCACGTCCCCAAAGGTGTGAGCAGTCGCCCTTTGCAAATGGGAGATAGCGTCCACACGTCGGACAACGGAAATATCCATCCTTGTTTACATCACGCAATCGGATATACAAGCTCATTGTTTTGTCAAGCTTTGTTATAAGCGATTTTGTGCTTCTCCATTTTCCCGTCCTTGCAGTTTTCCCCCAAGTGTCGGACTTGTTTTTATCTTTCTTTTTCTTCCAAAACATATCCTTAGTATATCTCCTCCTTTCTACCCATGTCGGCAGAACGTTGTTTAATCTTCAAGTTTAGGCAGTGTATCCGCCTCATGCGCCACTCAAACAGCCTCAGCGAGTCCCTGTCTCTCTCGAGCAGCTTGTATATCTCGTCAACCCTATCTTGATAGGTGCGTGTCGTAAAAAGTTGCAGCATAGCATTGGTTTTTAAAGATTAAAAAAAACTGTCTATCCTCCCGAACCAACAGCCCGAATAGTCTAACGACACAGACTCCTCCGTGCCACATCTAAACAAACTGCTTTAATATCTGATTGTCAGCTTTCTCTATTCTTCAAACATCGGCAATCTCACCTTCCTTCCCCCTAAGGAATCCAAGGCCATCTTGCGTATGTTCTGTGCCACGCTCGAGTGTGAACGGTAAGCAAGCGCATTGTACACAGCTGTTCTTTTATATCCAAACCGATTCATCAGTACGGAAATTTGTTCCTTTGGAACAATTATTTTCGTTTTATTTATCAACTTTGCCATATTATCTGTATATTTGCACAATAAATAAGTTTATGTAACGGTTGTAAACCGTTTTACCGATGCAAATGTACAACTATATGGGCAACTGCCCAAATATTTGGGCATAAAACTACTCTTTATTTATATATTTTTACATACGATTACATTAATAAACATTTTACAGCTATGACAACCATTACCGAACGCCTCGAAGCCCTACGCCGACATTACAACCTCTCGGCTCGTGGTCTTGCCGATCGTCTTGACCAGCGTCCGTCTACAGTCGTAAACTATTGCAACGGCTCACAGCCACCTAAGTTGGAGTTTATCGAACACGTGTTACAACTCTTCCCCGACATCTCTGCGGAATGGCTAATACGAGGCAAAGAGCCAATGCTCGTCACCGAGCATCCCGACCTTGCCGTGCTTAAGAAGAAGTACGAGACAGAAATACTTGTCAAGGAAGGCATCATTAAAGAGCTGCGCTCCATTATTCTGGAGAAGAACCAGAACAAGCAGTCTCCCGACCGTCAACAACTTGTAGGGTAGTCCCGTTATACCCTTGGCTTAAAAAAGACGATTAAAGCCGACAAAAAAAGGTAGCTGTCCTCACGGATGGCTACCTTAGCAATAAGGTTATGCAACTAAAAACGTAACTAATAACAACTCTTATATTAATTTCTTCGCGACTTCTCTATACCATATCGGTCACAAACATCGCAATATGCAGAGTATGCAAGGTTATCTGCCATTTCGTTGTATGTATTGCCATTATGGCCTTTCACCCAGTGAAATCTCACACCAGCCACATGAGCAGCGCATTTCTTATATAGCTCGTAAAGGTCTGGATTCGCTTTAGGCTTATACGACTTTGACAGAACCCTTATGCAATACTGACTATCTGTATACACGTCAACGTAGGCACCCTTAGGACACGAATTTACGGCACTTATAATCGCCAATAACTCCATTCTGTTTTGTGTAGTGTTCAGCTGTCCGTGATTCCTTATTTTTACCACCTCTCCGTCTTTTAGCACGATATAAGCCGAACCGCCAACCCTGTTAGCCGAGCGAAAGTCACAACTACCATCAGTATAGCACACATAGTGAAGACCGTTGTCGGAAAATACCTCCTCAACCTCATTGATGATTATCTTCTCATGTTTTTGTACTATATCACTCATGCGTCTCGGCTCGCGCCCGAATTTTTGTAAGAGAATACCGTGATGGGCACTTGCTAAAGTTTGCCAATCAACAGGAATATCTCCGTTTCTTTTACGCCAATTTGCTTTACTTAACGAGCACCAAAGAGCATTTATATATTCTTTATCTAAAATATGAAGTTTTTTAGTGCAGTAATCGTCAAATTCTTCATTTGTCGGTATTTTGTAAGTTTCTTTTTTCATATGCGTTACTTTTTTTGTTAATTTTGCCGCTTTTTCGGCTTTTGAAAGTTTTGCCCAAAAAATAGAGAAAGAAGCAAAGAGAATAAATATAATAATTTATCATTAAATATTTTATTCTCTCTTTCATTAAGCCAGCCAAGGCTTGGATGGCTAATTCACGACTCTCCCCTTATAGTGAGGTATAAAAGTCTCACCATAGAGAAGAGTCAATACTCGTTAAGCCGAACCTTAGGACCTCAGGAGCATCACGCCACTTGTCAGCACACGACAGTTAACGTATGGGGCTTTCGATGTTTGCTATCGCCTCCCGCGCCTTCCCCAATCAACTCTTGCGCTTCTGCCCTGGGTCCCACTTGCAGTGTTTGTTTCAAGTCGAAATGTTGCGTGGTGTATTTAGCCGTCTCTTCCACTCCGACCATGAATGGGGACAAAAAAAGAGAGTCCCCATCCGCCGTTCGAGTAACGCTTCGAACTTTGGACGAGGACTCCATATGTTGATTGAAGTATCCTAAATGCGCTTTATGTTTGTGCGTTACTACTGAAAAGCGATGCAAAGATACGTTTTCTTGTTCAACCGACCAAATTCACTTTACATTCGTTAACGCCATAAAAATCATAAATCCGTAAACTATTTTATAAAATAGTTTGCTTGTTACCCAGAATTTACCTAACTTTGCACCATAAAAACCAAAGAAAGCTGACAATCAGATAGTTACAATATATTATAAGTGAACCCTGCGAGGTCACTTTTTGACAATATTGCTTTTTATTTGATTGTATCGCTAACAGCTTCTTTACCAAGCTGTTAGCGATATATTTTTTGTATAAGTTGCTGTTTATAAATAAGTTGCAACGTAAACGCATACATAAACGAGTTTATTTCACAACGTTCGGGTACACCAGTAATTATCGGCTTTCTCGCACATTTGGACGTTCCATCCCTCTGCTTCGTAGTATATCATCGTTTATTCTTTCCTGACTTCGTCATTGCGTCACCTAAAAATCTTCATCAAAGAGTTTAGCTATTTTCTGATGCCTTGCCATCAGCATGGTTTGGGTGTAAACCTCCTTATTCAGAGGTAGCTTAATTTGTATGGTGGTGATTGTCTTTGCCAATGCAAGCACCTTGTCCACGCTCATCTTAATCTCTGAGACTTTCAGCATGCGCTCCAGTTCCTTATATACTTTCAAAGCCACAAAGCAGATGCATATATGGGCTTCGATGCGTTTGCGTGTAGTTACCTTTCGTAAGCGCGCCATGCTTGTAAGCCTTTTCCAACCTGCGTATTCCCTTCTCCCGGTTATAGGCATCTTTCTTTGCACGGTCATCTGTATAGCCGACCAGGAGACGGCGTCCGCCTCCTTTGTCATATTCAACCATCTGGCAGTCGCACTTGGGCTGTTCCAGTATCCAGTTCTTGACTTCCTGACTTTCATTCTTTATCTTCGCACCTATTATATACTTGTAGCCGTGCGCCTCAAGTTCCGCTATATTTGCATTGTTCATCAGGCCGGAGTCAGCCACCACAACGAAGTTTTCCAAACCGTATTTGCTTACAAACTCGTTTATCGTCGGCAGCATCGTGTGGCCTTCATATTTGTTGCCCTCATGGATGCAATAGGCAAGCGGATAGCCGCCCAAACTTACAAGCAAGCCGAGTATGATCTGAGGATTACTGTGTCGTCCCTCTTTAGAAAAGCCGGTCTTACGCAAGTCGTCCTCATAATCCGCTTCAAAGTAAAGTGTGGTGACATAATAGAATAGCACACCGATATTTCCACTGAACAGTTTTGCTGTATGGCGCACGCTGATGTCCTGTACGACTTTGTGCTGATGGTCGCTAAGTTTGTCAAGATAGCGATAGATTTTTGAAAGGTCCACATCCTCGTCAAAGTGGTTTTTCAGATATTCCACCGTAACAGCCTTGCTCGTTGGATATGCCAAACGGGCCTTTACAAGCTTACCTTCGTGGCAGAGGTGGGCAAGGACGCCACATCTGACGAGGTGACCGTTGCCACAGAAAACCTCACAGAACCCGTGCAGCTCACCCTCGGCGACCCTAACAAGTCGAAGTTTAACCTCTCGACACCAGGTCTGGGTCTTAAGGGCGGCAAGTTCACCGTGTCGTTCAAATCTCTTGACGCTGGCGTTCACGAGGCTTATGTGAAGCTCTCTTCGCGCGGAGCTGCCGACAGATACATTGCGCTCTCTGTGAACAACACCACCGCTTCGGGCATCGCTTCCATCCCTGCCGAGGCTGCCCGCATCGTGGTCTATGACCTCGCCGGCCATGTTGTTGCCGACAAGGCACAGGCCACACCTGCCGACGCCGTAAGCGGTCTTGCCAAAGGTGTGTATGTCGTGAAGATAATTGCGGCCAACAGCATAAGCACATACAAGGTGCAACTGTAACGGGACAGGCTGCCTTTAAAGGTAGACCATTGATCTTTTAAGACAGATCTTTTTTAAGACAGCTCTTTATTTTTTAAAGACAATTTTTTTTTAAAGACAGCCCTTTTTATAAAGGCCATGTGCTTCACTCTCTTTAAAGAGGGTATGGACATGGCCTTTTTTGTTTGCTTTCTCATAATCTAACCGTTTTTTTAACATTACTTTTCTTGTTGTTGCGCTTGTTTTATATATGCTTATAATCAGCGAGTTATGAAAAACGAATGTTTACTTTTGTTCTTTACTCATATATTCCTCATTATTAATATATAAGTAACTTTGCAAACAGAAAAACTAATAACTACATACTTAAAAA